TTACACTTTTGTAATCTCCTCCACGATGTATTTATCTTCTACTTTTTTACAAGTACATACAAAGTACTCCGGGTGCTTCAAGGCTCCTTGCAAAGTATCAGGAAGAATGATCTCTTTGGTTCGCCTGTCTACTGCTACCATTGCATACAAGATACCTTCACTTTTGCACTTCTCAATAAGTGCACTTTTTAATTCCTCTACGTTAAATTCCATTTATGTGAGATTTTATTGTTGCAAAGTTATGGAAATTATGAATATTTTGTGCAATAATATTCTTATAATGTAAAAATAGCTCCCTAGTTCGTCCGCTGACGAGGGAGCTATTTAACACAAAAACTAAACTAGACACATTTTTGGAAATCTAGTTGTATATTCTGTATATCAATTATATAGTCCTGCTTTTTTTTATGGTTCGACCATAATTCGACCATTTGCTGTTTTATGTACTATCAAGATTTTTGAGTTTCATGTTTTATATTACTTTAAATATTATATTTGCGCATCACTAAAATTGATTATCGTATGTTCAAGAGAATAAAGCCTATTTCAAAAGCCTCCTTGGAAGGAATCGTTTATCAAATAAGATACCTTACAGGCGAAAAAAATGTTACTGATGAAGCACTTGTTTGGCATTTGCAAAGGATCTTATCCGAAAAAGGAATTCCTGTCGACTATATTCCTTCTCCCAAACCATGGGAATGGAAGAAGAGAATATGATTACTTTTTTCCACTATTACCGCTTTTGTTTGGCGGAGGAGTGTTCGTTGTTTGAGGTATAGACCTTTCTTCTCTTTTTGGGGGAGGTGGAATAGAGGCACTGCGTGGCATCTCTTTTGGAGTATAATCTCCATTATTAATTTTCTTTGTATATCCCATATTTATATTATTAAGTTATTTACTTGTTTTACTTTTAGGAGGTGGTGGTGTTTTACACGGTGAAGGCATAGAGCCAACAGGTGATATTGGTTTATCATGTATGATATGAATCTTTCCATACCCACCTCCATAATTAGTTTCGTGATTGGAGGTCTTTCCTGAATTTGTCGTTTTAGCCATAATTAATTTTCTTTTTCAAAATATACTCGGTTAATATATTCTTCAGCCTGTTCATCTATTTGATGTTGAAGTCTTTTAGATATATATCTGATACCTTTATTTAATTGTGATTCTTTATCGCACTCTGTCTCTTTTATCTCAAAAAAGCGTTTCATAGCTTCTTTTTCATCTATATGTTCGTGATCAAAATCATACCATATATTTTCTAAATGATTCATGTAGCGTACATAAAAGTTGGACAAATTATCTAATTCAGATAGTTCGGGTTCTGATTGCAGGAAGTTGGGCATTATAGATTTAGTTATTGATACGAAACCAATTAACAATGAAGTGATAAATGGAATGTATTCATTAATGGAAAATCCCAAAGCTCCAGCTGATGCAGAAAGTGCTATAAATCCATTGTAATATCTATTGTGAGCACGTCTTATGTCGGTGTATTTTTGCAAACATAAAACATTTGCTCTTGCTTGCTTTAATTCTTCCCATATTCTATTACGTGCTATCATAGTTTATTTTTTGTGAAATGGATCGATAATTATTTCTTTATTCTCTTGGTTAATTTTATTATTATCTCTGTCTGCTATTAGCTTTAGCAGCCTAATAATTTCTTCCTGGTTAGATACCATTTTATTAATCTTGTAGTACCAGCAGAGTAGTTCTCTACAAACGATAAAGATTATAACACAGATAAGTAATACCATAAGTACTGAACCGAATCCGTCGGACGATGAAGGTGCAGGAGCTTGTGCAAATAGTGCCATTGGTACAATGCCAAAAGTGATAAATGTAATTATTTTCATGTCGTATCTGTTTTATTGATTAGTTTTATCCTACATTTCGTTCGTTCTTCAACATAGCCAGTTCACTCTTTAATTTTTGGTTTTCTTCCAAAAGGCGTTGAGTAAGTACTGTCTTTTCATTAATTTCATCTTGTAAGTTTGTAATTGTGCTTACTAAATGTTCTAAATATTTATTCGATAGATTCTCAATTGTGCGGGATATGCTTTCAATAGTCTTTTGCTGGCTTTCAATTAAAGCCATTGAAGGAGTGATTTGTTTCTGTATTTCCGTTGCTATAATATCGTTACTGTCTTCACTGAATTTTTTGATAAGAGTTTCACTGAACTCTGTTATCATATTATTATATAGTTCAATTGTTAATGGCTTTTTGCCATTTTCTATTTCAGATAAATAAGATTGTGAAATTCCAAATTTATTGCAAAAATCTAATTGGGTCATTTTTAGACTTTTACGTAGCCTTGTAATATTAATGTTTTTCATGATTAATTCTTTATCCTATATTTCGTTCATTTTTCAACATTGCCAGCTCTCCTTTTGCTTTTTTAAGTTCTTCGGTGAGTAACTGATTCGTTTTAGTTTGTTCGGTGATTATACCTTGCAAGGTAGTGATCGTATCTACCAAACGTTTCATTTGTTCTATACTGGGGTCAGGTTTGATTTCTGAAATCAGCATTGGGCCTTTATTGCGGAGTAACCAATCTGCTGAAATATCCGTAAATGCGTTTAATGTGAGCCTAATTACTTTAGAGGAAGGTTCTGTATTTTTTTGAAACATAGAACCAATCACTGATTGTGTTACCCCAATTTTAATGGAAAACTGTCTATCTGACAGCTTATAATAAGAGATAATCTCTCTAATTTTTTCATTTACGCTTGTTTCAGTCATTTCTAATTCAATAGTTAATTAACGTAAATACGTTTATTTATCAAGCTTTATATTTTGCAATTAACGTAAATACGTTTATATTTGCATCATAAATCAATCAATCATACAAACATACAAAAAATGATTGATAAAACCAATTAAAAAATAACGATTATGAGCTACAATTTATCACAAATAATGAAGTCTGCACACCGCAATTACAAGAAGGGTGGAAAAACATTTTCAGAGTGTTTAAAATCTGCATGGAGCTTCGCAAAACTCCAAGAAAGTTTCTCACCGGAAGCAGTGAAATCAAGAACTGATAAATTTTTAGCTGAAAGACATGAAGCTATGAGCAAGGCTGCCAAAGCTACACCTAGCAAGGAATATAATAACCTTAATATTCCCGCTTCCGCTTACTACAACCCAAATAGTACTCATTACGGTGCACATTACGTCGGAGATTAATCAAATTATACAACAATGGATAAAAGAACCGAACTAGAAATACAGCGAGACAAATATGAAGCTGTGATTGAAGAACGAGACGCGTTGATCAGCTCTTTGAGAGGTGAGAATGAAAAACTCAAACGAGATTTAGAATCAGAACGTGGATTTTATAGAGAGAAAGTTTCCCAATGTGATGATTTGAAGAAATTTATTGAATCGCAACGAAACTTAATGGACATAGTTTTGAAGAACAACCAAAGTATTCTCTAACCCTCACTAAAGTCAAACCAAACCGCCGGTTATCCGGTACCCAGTCCGGTCTTTGAACCTGCCCTTGAAGGGAGACTGGGAACAACAGAGAAGAGTTCTTTGACATATTGGTAAAATGGTGTTTTGGAAGCCGACACATGCCGAAAGGGATTACTGACGTAGGCGGGCTTCTCAACGATATAATGCTGTGGTTAATGGTCAAGCCGTATCGTTGTAAAACTAAATCAGTTAGACGTTTGTCGGCAAATCGAGGTATTTGCTTTATGTATATAAAGGTGATGTAGCTCAGGCAGGTTAGAGCGTATGTTTTTACATGAGGTCGGCGGTTCGAATCCGCCCATCACTTCAATGTTTAATTGACGTTACAACTGCGTGTGTATCTTATAAATTGCATAGGCTGTTAAACTGATAATAAAAAATAGAAATGAAATGTAGGAAATTGACTCACAAATTGCGAAGAATTTATTGCGTGGTACGGCTGGCGTTACGGTCATTTTGGAATTGTATAAGTTATAGAGGATATATTCTTCTACCCGTTTTTGAGCGTTGCGTATCATCACGTTGCTCATTGCTCGATTCTCGTATATGGTTATACACGAAAAAAGGATGGATAGTGCGTTTGAACATATTACCACCAATAGTAAAATTCGACTGCAAGCGTTGTTGGTTGAAAGATTGCTTAAAGAAACAAGTACAGCAAAAGTAGCGGATGCAACAGTCAACAGAGTGCTTTGGAGTCTGAAAGTCCATTCGATTTTTTTCTCTAAAGTTTCTTTGTAGTATGAAACTACTTTTTCTTCATTATTCATATTTTCTTGTTTTTTGATTTGACACTTCAAAAATAAGAAAATCCCCCGTTCCTTTTTTATTAGCGAATAATCTTGGAACGGGGGAAATTATTAACTAATTAATAATCATATGATTCAAGTAACAATTAAAAACGATAGGAATGAGAATTTGGAAGATGCCACATTCTCATTGCATGTAGAGAATATGCCGATAAAATCAGCTAAAATAGTAGCTGAAAAGCTTCCTGCTATGATACAGAAAGCTTTTTGGGATTATGCAGATTGTAAAGTCGGGTTCAATCGAGATAAAAAGAGAGATAATGAATGAATTTCTTCACTTAATTTTTGATTATACACCCCAAAGTTAAGTAAATCCTCCGAATAAAGCGTGATGCTGCCGATCGAATTGGTTCGGGGGAGCTTTTATTTTAAAATTAATCAGTATGGAAAAAGAAATAGAAAGACGTGGTGTAATTGACGTTTTACGAAACATGGACGTTGGTGCAATAGAAGTATTTCCTATCGTTCAGAAACCGTCTGTAACTAATACATTGAATGCTCGGCTTTATAAAGAAAAAGCTGAAGGAATGGCTTGGAAAACAAAGTCAGATGTAAAAAATATGCAGTTTATAGTAACTAGAATTGCATAACTATCTTGTTTGTTGAGATGATCAGAGGTGAAATGGCTGAAATATTGCTAGATAATATTCTCCGTCTGTTTTCTACAGAGACATTTGGAAAAGATAAGTCTGCATATTACGTAGGTGGGGAAAAGAAATTGATGAATCTTATAGAAGCGGGTAAGATTGAAAGTGATAAGCCCACTAATGTCCAAAACGGCAAGTGGCATTGTAATGCTGCTCAAGTATTACTGCATTGCCGATGTTCGAGAAAGAAAGTCAAACCTAAAAAACGGAAGAGATGAAAAAAATAAAATTCATTCATAACATTTTTACAGTAGTCGCCTTATTGGTAGCTATGTATATAGGTGGAGGAATCGAAGCTACGAGAAGTGATATCGCCTGGTCATATCTTATATTCTTCGTAGTCGTTGTACTATTGGCTGCGAGATTTATTTATGAAGATGGGAAACAAAATAAAGATAGCCTGTGAAGGTTTGCATTGCTTAATTTTAGTATTTGTCATGTTTATTTAGCCCGGTTCGCCGGGCATCTGCCGGGGTAGCTCAGGTGGTTAGAGCGCATGTTTCTACATGAGGTCAGCGGTTCGAATCCGTTTCCCGGCTCAACTCAATCAGAGTTAAGTAACCCGTGAGGGGGAAAATTATGTTTGTATCAATAACAATCAATCAATGTAGCCAGAATCGTCTGGCTACGAATTGAAGGAATGGCGGAATTGGTAGACGCAAGTATGCAGATAGATTGAAGAAAGTCATACATAGGTAATCTATCATCCCGGTTCGAGTCCGGGTTCCTTCACAGAGAATTTTTCTTTTTATGTTTAACTAATGTTGCCAGCGAAAAGGACGCTGTAGGGTTAAAGCCCCTGTTATTTGAGTTTTAATTGTTCTATACCATTCCGGTGTGCTTTGAACGGCTATCCGGAAGCAAGAAGCTCGTGAGAGTGCTATTTTATAGTTAATGTCGTGTTTTATTTTGTGTTTGTGTTCTAAGTGAATGGTTCGTGAGAATAGTTCACTTTAAACGGATGGCTGGTGTAATTGGCAGCATACGCAGGTATGCGTGATGTGGGTTCGAGCCCCACGCCATTCACATTTCTGATCCTATTAAATTATAGTAGTTCATGAGTTTTGTTTTGTGTTTGTGATTGGGGTGTATGGTCTGTGAAGATAGTGCACCTCTTTAATTAATCGGGCGGATATGTATATCGTTGGCTGAAACTGCGGTGAGGTGCACCAATATTCCGTGAGACCGGTTCGACTCCGGTTCCGTCCACTAGCATTTACATTATGTATAAATCAGGGAGCCGTACACCCTTCAAGCGTAGCCGTTCCATAAGGTACATTGGATTATTCATTTTCTTATTTTTCTGCCTGTACAATACCGTACAGGCAGTTTTTACTACCTGAAAATGGCGTTAAAATGGCGAAGTTTCTGTTTGCTAAACTTGTCAATAACGATTACCTTTACTGATGTAATAAACTAAAAGTCAAACCATTAATTCAGAATTATGAAAGAATTAGTAACCATTCAGCAAAAGCTGAAAGCCCCGAAAGGGCAATTTAATAAGTTCGGTAGTTACAAATACCGTAGTTGTGAGGATATTCTTGAGTCAGTGAAACCTATTCTGACTGAAACAAAGTGTTCGTTAACTCTCAGTGATGAGATGGTGTCAGTAGGCAATAGAATTTATGTAAAAGCAACTGCCACTTTAACCAACGAAAAAGGGGAAAAAGAAATAGTGACTGCTTTTGCGAGAGAAGAGGAAACAAAGAAGGGAATGGATGGCAGCCAAATTACCGGAGCCTCATCTTCTTATGCAAGAAAGTATGCTCTTAACGGTCTATTTTGCATTGATGATACAAAAGACAGTGATGCAACTAACACTCACGATAAAGAAGACGCACAACAGCCTGCAAAAACACCGGCTAGTATGAAGAATCCAGTTTATACTGGTGCCCAACTGAAAAAGGCTATTGCTGACATGCTTGCTGTCAAAAGCAGAACTGAACTTGAAAAAGTATGGTATGGTAATCCGGCTATGCAAAATGATAAAGAGTTTGTAAATGCTTGTATGGAAATGGGCAAAATTTATCCTGCATCATGATAGAGTTGGTTAAATCGAGTGTGGTTTTCTCAGAAGAGAACCACACATATTTTCTTGGTGAAAAGCAACTGAAAGGTATTACCGGAATGATAAGCCGGCAACTATTTCCTAATAAGTATAGGGATATTCCAGAATACATATTGAAAAAAGCTGCTGAAAAAGGCAGTCGTATTCATGGACAATGCCAGTTTGCTGATGTAACAGGATTACCACCCGAGAGTATTGAAGCTATTAATTATATCAGGGAAAGAGTAAATGCCGGATATAAGGCTTTTGCCAATGAGTACACTGTTTCAGATAATGAATATTTTGCATCGAATATTGATTGTGTTTGGGAAAAGGACGAGAAAATCAGCCTTGGTGACATCAAGACTACTGCAAGCCTTGACCGTGAGTATTTGAGTTGGCAGTTATCAATTTATGCCTATTTGTTTGAACTTCAAAATCCACTAATTAAAGTTGATAAATTGTTTGGAATTTGGCTACGAGGTGATAAATCTGAATTGGTTGAGATTGAGCGTAAACCGGATGCAGAGGTTAAGAGATTACTGGAGTGTGAGATTAAAGGTGAACAGTTCTTACCTAATGCTCCTGTTCCAGCCGATGAGAAGTTGCTTATTCCTATGCAATTAGTAAATACTATTATTGATATAGAGGAACAGGCGAGTTATATCGCTGAAGTGCAGAAAGGTTATAAGGAACAGCTTAAAAGTGCCATGCGTGAGAACGATGTTAAATCATGGGACGCCGGTCGGCTGCGTGTTAGTTATACTCCCTCTTCAACGGGTAAGAGTTTTGATACAAAGAAGTTTCAGGAAGATCACCCGGAACTATATTCTCAATATTTAAAAACATCAACTAAAGCGGATAGTATTCGTGTAACTATAAGGGAGGAAGGAAAATGAGTGTCAATAAAGTAATTCTTATAGGGCGTGCCGGTAAAGACCCGGATGTGAGAACATTGGACGGTGGAGCGAAAGTAGCTTCTTTATCTTTTGCCACAACAGATAAGGCGTACACCTTACAAAATGGAACCCAGGTACCGGAGCGTACAGAATGGCATAATCTTATATTTTGGAATAAGACTGCTGAAATAGTTGAGAAGTACGTCCATAAAGGAGATAAGTTGTATATAGAAGGTAAGTTACGCACTCGTAACTATGACGATAGCAAAGGAGTTAAGCGCTACATCACTGAAGTCTTTGTTGATAGTATCGAGATGCTTACACCGAAAGTTCAGCAACAGGCTGCTCCTGTACCTCCACCATTACCAACGCAACAGCCTACACAGAGGCAGCAACAACAGGTACAACAGCCTGCATATCAGCAACAGTCGTTTCAACAGGCACCACCGCCTGATGATTTACCATTCTAATATATGGCAGAAGCTATTCTAACAAAACAAAACGGGGTAGTCACAATGGATAAGTCGTTTGACTACCTCTGTTCCACGCTCAAAAATGGAACTTACACTGTAAGCATCAAGAGAAAGGTAGAACCGCGTACCCTGTCGCAAAATGCGCTCATGTGGCTGTGGTTTGCCTGTATTGAGAGGGAGACAGGCACGGACAAGTTGGATGTACATGATTACTATTGCCGGAAGTTTCTTCCACGGCAAATATGTATGAATGGAAATATTGTTTCGGTTGTTGGAAGTACTTCTAAATTGAATACGATCCAAATGAAAACTTTCATGGATAAGGTTCAGGCTGATGCTGCCACCGAATTAGGAATCAATTTGCCATTGCCTGTTGACCAGTACTATAAAGATTTTATTAATGAATACCTGCATAGGTAAGTATTAACTAAAAATTTAATTAAAATGGATTTGAATATTTCAAAAGCAAAATTGACCAAAAAGGGATGTCTTGAAGTGGTCTATACAGACAAGGAGGGAAACGATATTGTTTTCAAGGGGATTAATCCTGTTCATCCGGATTTGAAGGATTCGCTTAATAAGCTTATCCCTTACATTGTCGATATTACAGAGCAGAAAGAAGCCGGGTACATTAATTGGGAACGTCCGGATTCATGTCTTGAAGATGAGTTTTTCAAGAAGTTCAATGTAACCGGTGTTAGCATTGGTGGTGACTCTTCCTTTGAAGTTTGTGTGCTGACTGGTAAGCGAACTCTTATGACGAGCAAAGTTCTTAATCTTTGTTCTCCTGGTATTGGTTTCGATCCGGACAACGAATCGTATGTGCATTGTGAGGAGTTTCGTGATGCAGTTTACAATTTCTTGTATGAAGCAGAACTCTATGTTACAGAGAATAAATGTTCAGAGATTCAAAAGGAGTTCGAGTTTAAAGATGGTGAGGACCCGTTTGAAAAGACAGATGAAGCTGCTGAAGCAATGAATGAGAGTGAAGATAATGAGGTATTCTCAACTGTTGAACATCAAGAATTAGTATTAGAACCTGCTTCATGAAACCAATCTATGTGACTAAGACGCCAAATCTGTACCGGATTCAGTTCGAGTATCACCCAAAGTTGGTCGAGGTCATAAAGATGATACCAAGTAAGCCACGCTACGACGGGACAGACCGGGCGTGGCTTGTTAGTATCAATGATGCGCGTTATCCTGTTGGACGTGATGCCAATTGGTATGTGAGAGCTTTTTCGCAATGGGCTGTTCAAATGCGTTTCTGTTCTACTGTTAAGGAACGTGAGGTTACTGAAGATATTAATTATGATATTCCTCCGATGAAACCTTTTGTCGGTGAACACTATATGTTACTTCAACCTTACGAGTATCAACTTGAGGGAGTCCAGTATGCAATAGAGCACAAACGCTGTTTTTTCGGAGACCAGCCCGGGTTAGGTAAAACGTTGCAAGCTATATGTGCAGTTGTTAAGGCACATAAGGAAGCGCCTATATACGGTGAATCTTTTCCTGTACTTGTAATTTGCCCTGCTGCATTGAAAGTCAACTGGCAACGTGAATTCAAGAAATTCGCAGGGATTAACGCCATTATACTTGATGACAGAAACCGCCAGTCCTGGCAATCTTTTTATGAGTGTAAGAAGTCTGATGGCAGCCCACTTTGTGAGGTATTCATTACGAATTATGAATCACTGAATAAGTTTTTTGTGAGGTCTGTAAATAAGGAATCCAAGTTCACAATGAAAAGTATTGCTTTCGATCAGCGTGTTTCTTTGTTCAGGTCTGTTATCATTGACGAATCTCACAAATGTAAATCAAGTAAGACACAGCAAGGAAAGTTTGTAGAAGGTATCTGCAAAGGAAAACGGTATGTATTCGCATTGACCGGTACTCCTGTTGTCAACAATAATACAGACTTGATACAACAGCTAAAAATATTAGGTCGATTAGAGGACTTTGGAGGATATAGCCGGTATGTTGAAAGATATTGTGATGGCCCCAAACAGGCATCCAACGTTAAAGAACTGAATTGGCGGTTATGGAATACTTGTTTCTTCCGTCGTGAGAAGTCAAAGGTACTTACACAACTTCCGGACAAGACTCGCCAATACTTGACAGTTGATATCACTACCACCAAAGAGTATAAGGCTGCCGAAGCTGATATGGTGAAATACTTGAAGAAGTACAAGAATGCTTCGGACGCACAAGTGCAGAAGTCCATGAATGGTGCTGTTATGGTGCAGATGCAGCTTTTAAAACAAATATCAGCAAGGGGAAAAATCAAGGCTGTTTGTGAATTTGTGCATGATGTTATTGACGGGGGTGAGAAACTTATTCTGTTTGGTTACTTGAAAGAAGTTATAGCGGAATTGAAAAAGGAGTTTCCTAAAGCTGTAACGGTAACAGGTTCCGATAATGTCAACCAAAAACAATATGCTGTCGATTCTTTTCAAAATAATCCCGATTGCAAGCTGATTATTTTGAACTTCAAATCGGGCGGTACCGGGCTTACTTTGACGGCTGCCAGTCGAGTAGCATTTATTGAATTCCCATGGACGTTCAGTGATTGTGAACAGGCAGAGGATAGAGCGCACCGTAACGGTCAAAAGAACAACGTTAACTGCTATTACTTTTTAGGCAAAGATACTATTGACAAGTATATGTATGATGTGATTCAAACAAAGAAGAACATTGCCAATGGTGTTACCGGTACGGACGATCAAGTAGAAGAGAATATGGTGAATCTTGCAATGGACTTGTTTAGGGATAAATTATGAAGCCATTTAGATTAGTTATAAATGGGCAGAAAACTCATATTCAGGAATACAAGAAAGAAATGTTGTTCGGTCCTGAATGGGAAACCATAATATCCTTTGTCGGTTGCAAGAACAGGTGTAAACAAATCGTTGACCTTCTAAATGAATGTGCAACGATTTCAAAAAACAAGCAGAAAAATGACTGAAGAAGATATTCGTAAATTGGAGGTGAAATATTCTGAAACTAAGATACAACACATTTGTGTAACTTGGTTCAGAGAAACGTTTCCCAATGTAGGCCCTTTACTCTTTGCTATACCAAACGGCGGCGTCAGGACAAAGAAAAGCGGTGCTATGCGTAAATATGAAGGTGCCATCGCTGGTGTTGCTGACTTGATTCTGCTTTTTCCTCGCGGTGGTAAGAGCAGTCTTTGCATAGAGATGAAAACTCCACATGTAAAAGGTAAACGTGCCGGAACGCAGTCTGATGAGCAAAAAGAGTGGCAGGCTTTAGTTGAGAAATATGGTAGTGTATATGTCGTTTGTCATGGGTTGATTGAGTTCATTAATAGCGTTTGCTATTATCTGAAAGCTGACCCTCAACCTTATATAAACAATGTCTTACGGAATTATTATAAATTGATATGACTTATATTGAACTTATCAATAGGTTTTGGGAACTTGACGAAAGCTGGCAATTTTCCTGCTGTGAAACGAGGCTTTATTTTTACTTGCTAAAAATTGCGAATCGTTTAGGCTGGGAGGATCACTGGACACGTAGTGATACAAAGGTGTCATCTGACGTGGGAGTGTCTGTAAAAGTATTCAAGTCCGCCCGAAATAGATTAGTTCAAGCAGGTCTTATTGAATGTAAACAAGGTAATGGAAGAGGCAATAAATCAACGTATTCTATAAAAGGTGTACAAAAAGGTATGCAAAATATACCACCTTTACGGCATCCTTTAGGTACACCTTTAGGGTATCCTTTAGGTGCACCTTTTCAAGAAAGCTCCCCCATACCCCCTAAAGAAGAATATAAGACAGAGACAAAGACAAAGACAAAGAAAGAACCCCCTAAAGGGGGTAAGAAAGAAAGTAGCTCTGGCGAGCTTTTTCCACCCTCTAAACCGGAGAAACCTAAAAGAGTCGCAAAAGAATTTATTACTCCTACGCTTGATGAGGTTATCCAACACTTCATCAAGCAAAATGCTCCGGAACGTTTAGATGATTGGCAAGAGCAAGCAGAAATATTCTTTAATCACTTTGACTCGATAGGGTGGAAGAATGCCAATGGAGTGAAAATTGAACGGTGGGATTCCAAAGCAAACCTTTGGATACTGGATCGCATACGTGAAAATCGAAAAAATGAATTAGACCATGACGGAAGAGGAAAAGAATCTATCAAGCAAGCTTCAAAATTTGATGGAGAAGGAAGCCGGCAAGCGCAAGCTGACGCTCCAACAGATAGAGAATCTGATACAAAGGCACAAAGAAAGTATTCAGAACGTTTCTGAATATGACTTAACTGATACGCAAGAGTATTACAGCCATTGGAATTTAATTTCTAACCTTGGTACGGATTATACGGAACGGGAGTTTAGAAAATTTGATGTTGATGATAATAACTCTAAACTAATTCAGTTTCTTCTGTACTATTTCAACGGATGTCGGTATGCTCAAAATGTGTTTCCGGAAGAGAATTACAAGGTTCATAAGAATCTTTTGCTTGTTGGTGAACCTGGCACCGGGAAAACAATGTTGATGCAGATTTTTGCAGATTATTTGAAACTTACTTGTAACCCCAATGCTTTTGAAAACTTGTCTGTTACTCAAATGATGAATTATTATAAAATCCATGGGCATATTGACTTGTACACTTACAATGAGAATCAATCCAAAGGATTTAAGCCAAATCCTTTTAATATCTGCTTGAATGATATCGGTCTGGAAACGGAAAATCAAAAATCGTATGGTACCAGCCTCGATTCAGTTATTGATGAATTTCTTTATGCCCGGTATGAGATTTTTCAGCAATACGGCAAGAAGTATCATATAACATCGAATCTTGGCATAGCCGAATTTAAGAAACGTTTTGGGCCAAGATTAGTGGATCGCTTTAAAACGTTTAATGTTCTCCCCCTGTGTGGCGAGAGCCGTAGAATATAGCTACTATGAAAGTTATAATTTACTGGGTTACTAAAGATCCAGATAAAATTGCTCGTATCAGAGAGCGTTTCGGTATTGGAACTTATCGAAGTGTGAACGGTGAAACTCCTGCTGAAATACGAGAAGAAGATATGGAACTTCTTCGGGAAACTGAAAGAAGAGGATTTATTCAAATACGTAATAAACCTCAATGAAAATGGCGCTAAAATGGCGAAGCATCTGTTTGCATAACTTGTCATTTTACGATAACTTTACTGATGTAATAAACTAAAAGTCAAACCAATATAATTAAATTATGGAAGTACAAAACATTAGAATTGCCCTTATCAGTCCTTCTCCTTTGAATCCGAGAAAGACTTTTGATGAAGCAGCTCTTCAAGAGCTTGCAAGTAATATTGAGAAACAAGGCTTATTGCAGCCTATCACTGTTCGAGTTGCCAAATCTGAAGATGTGACTGACTTAGAAACTGGTGATGTCACAACAATTCCTTGTTCGTATGAGATTGTTTGTGGTGAGCGTCGTTTCCGTGCTGTATCATTATTGAAAGAAAAGGAAGATAAAGAGAATGTTGCTAAAATCAAGGCCCACCGGAAAAAGTCCGAGCAATTTCAAACAATTTCCTGCATTGTCAGAGAGATGACAGATGATGAGGCTTTTGAAGCAATGATTACCGAGAATCTTCAAAGAAAAGATGTTGATCCCATCGAAGAAGCTTTTGCTTTTGCACAGTTGACTGAGAAAGGACGGACTTTGGAAGATATCGCTCTTAAATTCGGAAAGTCTACTCGCTTTGTTTTTGATCGTATAAAGCTAAATGGTCTTATTCCGGAACTGAAAGATCGTGTAAGAAATGGAGATATACCATTATCCGGTGCTATGATTCTTTCTAAATTAGAAGATAGCTCGCAAATGGAATTTCATAATGAGAATCCGAATCAGTGCAGTACAGATATGATTCGAAGGTTTGTAGGCAGTTCTTTTCTTGAAATTGATAAAGCTGATTGGATTGAAGAAAATGCAGATAATTGGGATAACGGGGAATTTAAACCATGCGCACAATGTGAGAACAACACTGTCAATCACGGTTGCCTATTCTATGAAATGAATAATAAAAATGCAAGATGCATCAATCCTGATTGCTTTAGAAAAAAACAGATAGCTTATCTGATACGTAAAATTCAACTTGAAAGTGAGTTCCTTGTTAAAGCTGGTGAACCGCTTTCATTCGGGAAAACTGTTATAATGGAGACTAAACTTGACACTTATTGCAGTGATTCGAGAAAAGCTTTCTTGGAACAGACACTCGAAGCTGTTAGAAGCCTTGGATTTGAAATGATAAATCCGGATGAAGTATTTAAGGGTAAGTGTTGGTATGCTGAAAATGATGAGCGTACTCAAAAAATGCTTGAGGATGGTGAGATTTATCGTTGTATATCATTGTGGAATTATTATTGTCCTGAATTTGATGTAGAATACTATTATATAAGAAAAGAGCTATCTTCCAGTACTTCAGCTCTTGCAGATCCTAAAGATATAGAAAGGGAGAAGATAAATGAACAGTTGAAGAAAGCTAAGGATAAGGTAATCGAGAAGAGTTCTGAAACTATGAGAAAATGGGCACAGGAAAAGCCCTATTATAAGCGTAATAAAGAGTTATCCGTTGATGAACAAACTGTGTTCGATGTAATGATTCTCCGGAATTGTAGTAGTAAATATTTGGAAACACTAAAACTTTCTACTTATAAGAAAGAGTCTGATTTTGTTAAATACGTGAAGAACAACCAAGCTGATCGTAATCAATGGTATCGCGCTTTTATTGCTAACAATCTTTCAAGCAATGATGTGATGTTCTATCCGTATATGCAGAAATGCCAAAACATTCTCTTTGCAGAACAATATCCTGATGATTACACTGAACTTGGTAAGCAGCTCGCTACTTCTTTCGACAAGAAACAAAAGAAACTCAATGAGAGATTGAAAGAACTTGAAAACGATAACACAGAGGAAGCCTAACGGTTTCCTCTCTTTATTGATATGCTTATGAAAACGTGGACTGATGAACAACTCGCTATACTTGATAGCGAGTATTCAACTGCTGATTTGAAAGAGCTTGCCAAACGCCTTTGCAAAACACTTACTGCTGTAAAAGCAAAGGCTTTGAATCGAAAGCTTAGGCGCTCTCCAAAAACTGGATTTTGGAATAGTGAGAGGGTTGAAAAATTAAAAGAGTTGTATCCCAATCATACTAATGAGGAAATAGCACAGATATTAGGTACAACTTATTCTGCCGTAAATGGAATAGCGTTCAAATTACGACTCTTTAAATCTAAAGAGTTCAAATTCCAATGTGCTTCTAAAAGTTTCTTTCCCAAAGGACATCAACCAATGAATAAGGGACGTAAGCAAACAGAATATATGTCTGATGCTCAAATTGAAAAAACGAAAGCTACACGTTTCAAAAAGGGATGTATCCCAAAGAATCATAAAGAGGTTGGATATGAACGCATAACCCGTGACGGTTACATTGAAGTGAAAACTGCTGAACCGAATGTCTTTGAGCTTAAACACCGGCTTGTATGGATTGAGCATAATGGAGAAATTCCTCCTGGTTACAATATTCAGTTCAAAGATGGAGATAAGCAAAATATTTGTATCGAGAACCTATACATGATTAGTCGTTCTGAACAAATGAAAACCCAAAACTCAATGTATGCCCGATACCCTGAAGATGTTCAGTACCTCATCAAGCTAAAAGGAGTTTTGAATAGACAAATTAATAAAGCAACAAAAAAGAATGAATCATGAGTGATAATGCAATAGATAGATTAAAGGAAATGGTAAACAAGGCATTCCTTTATCAGAATGAAGAAGTAGTCATATTAGGCTATTGCGATGGTATTGGCGATGATGGTACCGAAGTCGAAATATACTTGAACAATGGTAAAACACTTGTTTTTAGTATGTTTGATTTAGCTTCCAAGTTGAACCGTTTCCGGGCGATAACAAATACAGTTGTTGTGTTAGCGAATGAACGGTTGAATAAGGTATCTACTGTGAATCCTACTATCTTACAGGATATGAGAGACTTGGTTTTACAACAAATAAAGGACGTGAAAGAAGATCCTAATAAAGTAAATCAGGCCAAACAGGTTTTTCAAGGTGTCAATACTCTTATTAACCTTGCTAAAACAGAACTGGAATACAGGAAATATATGGATACAACGGACCCTATAAATAAGTAATTGCATGTTGACAGATAAAGAAAGAGAGGTCATTGAAGTTTCCTGTAAACTGCATAATTTATTTTGTAATCTCCCTGTGTTTCATGTATCAGATATCAGAGAGGAAGTCATACATATTCATGCGATCCAAAATATGAGAATGGCTCGTGAGGCATACAGGAGCAATCCGAAAATGTTCCCTATTAAAAATGGGCATCCCAATAATATGCCAATAGGTATTCTTGCTACTACTCCCATGAATTTTGTGAGTTTTGATAATATTCCTATGACCAGTGAAAAACGTATTCATCTCCAAAAGTATAGAATGAAAAAATTAAGAATAAAAAAAGTAGATGCTACTTACTTTAGTATTTCTAAGTATATGCGTTTAGAAGGGCAATTTCAAGCAAAGAATTTCCAGACTGCCTATTTCTTGCAAGTTAGGATATTAGGTTTTTGGTTTACAATTCAAACGTATATTTCCATTGATAGTAATTACGCTTTGCTTTGTGCAACTGAAGCGATGGAAAAGCTACAAGAAAAACTTTAATTATCATGTGTATGTATAAAAGGACTATTTACAGATTCCATATAAGGGACCAGCCTGCATCAAACAGTGTGAGATTATTATTAGTCTAACAATTTAACCTAATCATTTATGATAACATTGAATAAGTTGGCCCCTAAAATATTAAAGATTATAGAGCGCCGCTTTCATCTGAATGATAATACTTCTAAAAAGGCTTTCAGTTTAAAAATATCTGCTGCCTGGAGGAAGTTTGATGAATTATCAGAATTACCATGCGACGATATAAAAGACCATCCGGAATATAAAAAGAGAGCTGCTGATATTATAATAGTTACCGTTGCTTTTCTAAAACATTACGGATGTAAGGATATCGAGGCTGAAATTAAGAGAGCAATTGATTTGCTTTCTGATGAGTCAGAAAGATGTGATTAAGGTGTTGTTACTGACTGTTTGTGTTGTTGATTTTAATGCAGTTTGTTATGGTAGAGACAATTCAAGTTTGCCTACTGACTGTTTGTGTTGTTGATTTTAATGCAGTTTGTTATGACAGAGACAATTCAAGTCTGCCTACTTGATTTTAATAAAGGGCAGCTCACGGGATTACCGAAGAATCCGCGCTTTTTCCGTGACTATCGCTTTGAAGCGATGAAGAAAAGCATTCAGGATTCGCCTGAAATGCTTGAACTTAGGGAACTTATAATATTTCCCTATAATGATGGCCGGTATATTGTCGTTTGTGGCAATTTACGTTTGCGTGCATGTAAGGAGCTTGGTTACAAAGAGCTTCCATGTAAGGTCCTGGCACCTGATACCCCTGTTAAGAAGTTGAGAGAGTATGCTACAAAGGATAACGTCAATTTCGGTGAGAATGATTTGGACGTTATGGAAAATGAATGGAATAAAGCAGAACTCCAAGACTGGGGTATCGAGTTCGGGCCGGAGAAGAAGGAGGATGAATTTAAAGAGCGCTTCGATGCCATCACAGATGATACAGCCATTTACCCCCTTATTCCTAAATACGACGAAAAGCATGAGTTGTTTATCATAACCTCAAGCAATGAGGTAGATAGTAATTGGCTTCGTGAAAGGCTGGATATGCAGCACATGAAGTCGTACAAGACCGGGAAAGTAAGTAAGAGTAATGTAATCGACATAAAAGATGTTCGCCATGCCCTGCAAAATAGTAATACCAAGTCATAAGCGCCATGACCGGGTGTTCGCTAAAAAGTTGGTGAACGATCCTATCATTTGCGTTGCTGAAAGTCAAGCTGACTTGTACCAGCAGTTTAACCCGGAATGTGAAATAGTTACTCATCCGGACGATGTAATCGGCCTCATCCCTAAACGTAATTGGATGGCGAAACATTTTGGCGAACTCTTCATGCTCGACGATGATGTTCATGCCTGTAAAGCGATCTATGCAGAAAAAGGTGAACCGTGCCGGGTGAAAGATAAGGATAGAATCACCAATATTATTCAGTCTCTATTTGAGATTGCTAGTATGATGGACGTGCATTTGTTTGGTTTCACTTCCCGGATATCTCCTGTTATGTATGACGAAACCGGCTTTCTTTCCCTGTCTAAAATGATAACCGGTTGCAGTTATGGAGTAATCTATAACAAGAACACTTGGTGGAATGAAGAGATACGTTTAAAAGAAGATTTTTGGATTTCCTGTTATATTAAGTACAAAGAGCGTAAGATTTTAACCGATCTGCGTTATAATTTTGAGCAAAAGAGCACATTTGTGAACGCTGGTGGTCTTGCTTCGATCAGGAATCAGGAAGAAGAGCGCAAATCTATTCTTTTCATTAAAAAGAACTTCGGTGATAGTATCCAGCTCAAGAGTGCGACGAATAATGGAAAGGATAAGACGAAGCAGCTTGTACAGTATAACATATCCTGCAAATTCAAGTTCTAATAGTCTGTAAAAAGGCGTTTAAATGGCGTTCATTCTGTTTGCTATATCCGTCTTTTTTAGCTAAATTTACTGATGTAATCAATTAAAAGTCAAACCATTAAATTAGAATTATGATTATTAGAACAGTTTGCGGATATGATTTCTTCGAGGTGAGTTCTGCAATGCAAAAAGCGATCCGGCGAGCCGATACCGGGGTAGCCGGCTTTTTTGCCTTGGAATTATGGGCGAGTGGATACCGCGACTATGTGTGGAAGCGTTTATATACCATTAGTGCAGAGGATTGCTTCGGTATCATAACAAAAGAGATAGAAGCATTATGGCAAGGTCATGAGCTGGTAAATAAAAATGCTACTGCCCCCAAAGGCAGGATATTTGTCAGCAAAGCGGTTATTCTTCTTTGTGAATGTAGAAAGAACCGGGATGCAGATCATTTGCAGAACTTTATTTATGATAGAAGGGATATCGACATAGAAAAATGGATAGATGATGTTAGACGTTATCCTATTGCCATCCCAGTATATACTTTTGATGTACATACAAGGAAAGGGAAAAAGCAAGGTAGGACCAAAGAAGAGTTTTTCCGGGAAGAATTTGAAGCGTTACAGCCGCGAGTTCCCGGATTATTTGATGATTTGCTTCCTACTGATAAGTCGAAGTAATGATAAGACCACGGTTTAGGCTGTGGTCTTTCAATTTTATAAAAGTCAAACCAAATTAAACCAAAGAATTATGAACAGAAAAGAAAGGCAGGAAGCAAGAGCTGATAGATTCAGAGAACTTGCAAGGAAAAGTAACGAAGCCGCAGATGTAGCTTGCAGGCAATCGTCAGAAATGGCAAGTATTATTCCAATGGGACAACCTGTGCACGGATTAGCAGATCGTAAATACCGGGATAAAATAGGGGCCAAAATGGATAGAAGTATTGAACTTTCCAAGAAGGCAGAGTACTTTGAACAGAAAGCGGAAGCTACTGAAAATAATAACTCCATTTATTTAGGAGATGATGACGCAGTAGACAGATTGCAAGAAAAGGTCGATGCGTTAGAGAAAGCTCAAGGGATGATGAAAGCTGCTAATAAGATAGTCAGAAGTAAAAAGCTAAATGATATTGCGAAAGTTGAGCAATTGCAAACTTTAGGCTTTTCAGAGAATAAAGCTATCGAGCTAACTAAGCCAGACCGTTATGGCGAGTATGGTTTTCCTTCTTATATGCTTTCTAATAATAATGCACGTATCCGGGATGCGAAGCAGCGTCGTGATCGAGCAAGAAAGCTAAAAGAGACAGAAGATAAAGAATACACTATCAGTGGTGTACGTGTCGTTGAGAATGCTAAAGAGAACCGTTTGCAGTTATTTTTTGCCGGTATTCCGAGTAAGGAAATCCGGTCACAGTTGAAAGAAAATAATACTTTCAGATGGACTCCCTCTATTGGTTGTTGGCAGGCATATCTCAATCGTTGGTGTATAGAGCGTGCGAAAGTTATCTTAAATTCAATTACTGAATAATTATGGGAGAGTTGTCAAGAGAATCCTCATTACAAAGGGTAATGAGGGCATCAGGTCGTGTACCTGTTCAATGTTCATGTAGTATTTGTAAACAACAATGTCATACTCCTTGTCTTGGTACTCCTGATGATATTGAAAGGATTATCGATGCAGGTTATGCAGATAGATTGGAACTGACAAATTGGGCTGCCGGTATCTTTTTAGGAGTTATCAATGTTGCAGTTCCAATGATTCAACCTGTTGCTGGCAAAGAGTTTTGTGCTTTCTTTGAAAATGGGTTATGTATTTTACATGATAAGAATTTGAAACCAACTGAAGGACGTTTATCTCACCATACGGTAAGGAAAGATAATTTTAATCCAGTTATGAGTCTTGCTTGGAACGTTGCAAAAGAATGGATGATGACTGATAATATGGAGGTAATTTCTCGTGTGTTAAATAAGTTTCAAAATAAACGAAGGCTATGAGTACACATTCATTTGTGCGTGTTGATTGCAAAGCATTTGCGAAATGTGGAGTAAAATCCCTTTCGCATTGTAGGAGATACCGCGGTGAAGATAATTATTGTAAGGGATGTACTCTTATTCGTCGTAAACCACGAAACAGAAAGTTTGATGCAGGTGGTAGAGAAATGAAAAAATGTACCCATTGCGGCCACTATTTCTATCTCAATCGGTTTTACGCAAATACGATTACTTCGCATGGAAAGAAATACCGGTGTTTATCGTCATGGTGCCGTATGTGTATGTCACAGGTTAATAGCGAGAGGGCAAAGCAAAAAAAAGGACTCACCTAATAATAAGTTTCTTGTATGAGATATTATGCTTCAGTTAGTTTTGGCAAGGATTCTTTAGCAATGCTTTTCATGCTAATAGAAAAAGGATATCAGTTGGATGAGGTCGTTTTCTATGATACTGGTATGGAGTTTCAGGCAATTTATAATACTCGTAACGCTGTTCTCCCAATTCTTAAAAAACTTGGTATTAAATATACAGAACTGTATCCGGAGCAACCTTTTCTTTGGACAATGTTTGAAAGGCCGGTTAAAAAAAGAGGAACCAATATTATCCATAAAAAAGGATATAGTTGGTGTGGGGGAACATGCCGGTGGGGAACGAGTGAAAAACTTCGTGCATTGAAAGCTCACACAAAAGACGGAATTGATTATGTCGGTATTGCTGCCGATGAGACCCATCGCTTTGAAAAGGAAAAACGACCAAATCGGGTTTTACCACTTCGTGATTGGGGCATTACTGAAGCAGATGCACTCCAGTATTGTTACACAAAAGGCTTTGTTTGGCATGAGGATGGAGTAAGGCTATATGAGCTACTTGATCGTGTGAGTTGCTGGTGTTGTGGAAACAAGAATTTGAAGGAGTTGAAGAATATGTATTTGTACCTTCCATGGTATTGGAAAAAGCTGAAAGAACTTCAGTTAAATACCGATAGGTCCTATCGGCGTAATAGTGGAGAAACCATTTTTGATTTAGAGGAAAGATTTAAACGTGAAATGCAATAGAAAGAGTTATTATGATTCCCTTATGTATAAATGGAAAAGATTATTATGATCGAGAAGAAGCACTTGCTGCCTGGTTCGAGGAATGGTTAATGAAACAAGACTTTGAGCAAGATCTTATTGATCGAGAGCTGGAGCTTGAATATCGAAAGACTCATCCTGATTGGAACACTCCTTATGTGATGTATGGTGTTCGTAAAAAACATAAGTGTATCCAAAAGAATGAAATTGCCGTGTTTTATGACTTGTTACCGAGACAAAAGCGTGCTCGTACTGCTGAAACACATTGGTATAAAGTATTGTACAAGAGAAAGGCCACTCCTGAAGAAGTTGAGTCACTCAAGGCTGGGGAATATACCCGTAGATATTTGGTGTATTCCCTGTTTATTGAGAAGAAAATGACTCTTGACAAGGCTTTATCTCTTATAGTTGCCTATGATAAATTATTAGGAATTGCTGATAATACCATCTCTGAAATTGTAACAGCCTTTGAGACTTTCTTTAACCGTAAATTTAGAATTTATAAACCCGAGTTTACAACTCAACTTAATTTATTTACAGATTAATATGAAAACAACAATTATTTCATGTGTGATTTTGTTTGTGTTCCTGCTATATGTAGGACACTTTTCTATAACAATCAAGCCGTTCACAGTCCAACTTCCATACTGGCATCGTTCGCTCGGACTGTTTTTGTTGATCCTCTCTTTTATAGTGTATAATGCCGGTGAACATGCAAAAGGCTATCTTGATGGTTTAAAAGAGGGTGAGAGGATAATATTTGATTTGTTGAAGAAAAAGACCGAGTAAAATGGCGTTAAAATGGCGAAGTTTCTGTTTGCTAAACTTGTCAATAACGATTACCTTTATAGATGTAAAGCATTAAAAGTCAATCAATATGAAGAGGAATGAAAAAATAGAAAAATTAGAAAGACTAGGTATTTTCAATCAATGGAAATATAATACAGAAAGAGCAAATGAGACATTTAATATTGAGTGTCCTGACTTCTCAATGACAAATGAAGAACGGATGAACAATTTGTTAGATGTTGATTGCTGCTTTCATCGGTTTCTAGCTATTTCATTCCCTTTTTATAATACTCCTGAAGGTGCTGTTTTTTGGGAGAATATTGCAAAAAAATAATCGAACTTAATTGAATTGAAATTATGAGTAAAAAAGATTTAATAGAGCAGAACATCACAAGAGTTCAAGAATATGTGAGGGAACTTATTGAAGATGCAAAGTGGAATAATGGTGTTTCGGAAACTCTTGAATCTACTTCAATAATTGTAGGTAATAGTGATGATATCTATGATTTTGCAATTTTATTTGCTTCTAATAGTGAATGTGTTTATTGTGAATTCATAAATGGTAAAATAGAGTACATTGATTGTGAACTAGATTGTGAAATATGCCAATTTGAAGGAAGACTAATTTTTCAATATATAAACGGAAGTTTTCATAATCCTACTAGTCAAATTATCGAACTGTCAAAATTGCTGATGAAAGGCGAATTAAAAGACACAAAAAGTATCTTTTGTTCTATGGTACTTCGATTAATGGATACTGAAGAATACAGTAACAATTATTGCAAATCTCTGGACTTAGTTCTGAGACTGTTTCCTGAAATAGATGGAGAATTGTTAGAAAAGGAATTGGATAAATATATTTAAGCAATACAAAAAGGAATCATTATGAAAGAATATGTTTTAACTAAAATACGTGATACTTTGTACGGTAAGATACCCAATGAAGAAATTTCGACAGTAATTGATTCGGTATCTTTCTGCCTAAGGAATTATGATATAATGGCAAAGGAAACGTCCGTTGTAGTATATGATAATTCCGATTCTCAAATTATCAGTAAATTCTTCATAGCCAAAGCCGTGGAAGGATTATGCCAAAGTTCATTAGACTATTATCGTGTCATTTTAAGAGCGTTTATCTTACATGTAGGAAAACATATCAAGGAAATCGTTACCGATGATGTCCGTGTCTATTTAGCCTATAAGAAGATTAATAAATGTAGTGATAATACTCTTAACAACATTCGAAGAACTTTGAGCAGCTTCTTTACTTGGTGCACAGAAGAAGGTGTACTTGATAGGAATCCAATGCTTAGAATCAAGGGAGTGCGACAAGTAAAGAAATTGAAGAAGCCATTAAGTGAGGATGATATGGAGAGATTAAGGTCTTTGGCAAGGACAAAAAGGAATAAGGCTATAATCGAATTCTTGTTTTCCACCGGCTGTCGCGTATCCGAAATGGTAAATGTGAATCTAGGTGATGTAGATTGGCAAAATGGGCAGATTGATGTACTTGGAAAAGGGCGTAAGTACCGAACTGTTTACTTGTCTGCTCGCTGTAAAATAGCTCTTCAGGAATATGTTGATTCAAGAACAGATGATTTAGAAGCCCTATTTTTATCTGATTATGAGGGAATGTGCCAGCAGATAAAAGATATGAATAAACTATCCCGGATATCCAAGGGAGCAGTTGAAATCATGCTAAGGAATCTAGGGAAAAAGGCGGGTATATCCAATGTACATCCACATAGACTTAGGAGAACAGCGGCAACTACAGCCCTAAAACGAGGAATGCCAATAGAACAGGTACAGAAGATGCTAGGTCATGAAAGCATTGAGACAACTACTATTTATGCACAATCAACCAATGACGAAGTTAAATTAGCCCATGAAAAATATATTATCTGATATAAACAGAATGCTTGGAATAACTGATAGTTATCAGGCTCCTGAAAAGATTATGAATATTCTAACAGGAGATGAAAAAGAGTGCATAAGAGTATTTAAGGAGTTTCTAAACTATTTCAAATGTGACATTAGCTACGACTGGTTTCATGAATACTTTGAAGATGAACATGCTGATAGGAAGAATAACAAGCAGGATTTTACTCCTAAATGTCTTTCAACTTTGGTTTCTAAGCTATTAGGTTCTGACACCGGCGTTACCTATGAGCCAACTGCCGGAACTGGCGGGATGCTTATCTCAAATTGGTACAATCACCGGAATGCTATCAGTTTTATTGATTATAAACCAAATGACCATCTGATAGTGTGTGGTGAGCTGTCTGATAAAACAGTACCTTTTCTTCTATTCAATTTGGCTATAAGGGGAATATCCGGAATAGTATTTCATGGTGATACATTAAGAAACGATTATAAGGCAGCGTATATATTAACTAATAAATTCAATTCACCTTGTGACTTTTCAACAGTTACAAGGTGGAAATAACCTTCAAAACAAGATAGAAATGAGTGAATTATATATACCCATAGAACGCCCTACAAGGAATTTGGTAAATGGCAGGTTCCTGAAAGGTCACACCCCTCATAACAAGGGGAAGAAGTTGAAATTCCATTCAAGATGGAGTAAACGTAGATGCTTAAAGAATTTGGAAAAAGGACGTAGCATGCCTCACAAAACTGGTGGTGGTACTAACAAGAAGGCGGTTGTAGCAATTAAAGATGGAAAGTTGGTCGGTAGGTATGATTCGGTAATATCTGCCGGTGAAAAGCTGAATATCACTGCTTCTCACATCAGTGATGTCTGTCTAAAAAAGAAAGGGCATAAAACGGTGAGAGGTTATAAGATGTATTTTGAAAGTGACAATGATTGGTTGGCAGAAATAGACTATAAACAATGACAAGTCAGGATGTTATTAGAATCTTCGACCTCGAAGATATTAATGACCTTCCCAGTGCCATAATGGGCTTATTGGAAGGAAATTTAGAGCGAAGAGATGAGGTTTATTGTGAACTTATCCGGTTGAACGAAAATGACATGTCTTACGACTGGTTTCAGAAGTTATACGAGTTTGAATTGGCAGAGAGTAAGCAGAAAGGTCAGTTTTTCACTCCTAAATCTCTTGGTATTCTTTGTTCGGCATTAACCGGTCAGAGTGGGCATGTACATGAGCCGACAGCAGGAAATGGTTCTATGATAATTGCCGACTGGCAGCAGCGTCGTAACAAAGTTGCTCCGTGGGATTATTTTCCATCTCAGAATATGGTGACATGTTGGGACCTGTCTGCAAGGTCGATTCCCATCCTGCTTCTCAACTTGTCTATTCGTGGAATTATGGGATATGTTTATCATGGAGATGCGCTCACTATGGAAGTAAAGCAAAAGTATATCCTACTCAACCGGAAAGACGATCCGCTTGCTTTTTCAGAGATTATCAAAGCCAATATTAACGATGTAATAAAACAAAAATCATGAAACTGGATGATGTGTATAAGGAATGGATTCATGTAAAGGCAAGACAGGTGAAGCTCAGTTCATTGTCTACTTATCAATTGATATATCTAAGAAAGTTGGCTCCTGCGTTCGGAGATATGGAGATAGAACAGTTGAATAAGAAAATCATTGTTCCATTTTTAAATGACCTGATGGATACGGCAGGATTGTCCGTGAAATCTTGCAACGACATACTTATAGTTTTGAAGATGCTGATTCGATTTGCTGATGAAGATCTGGACCTTGAGGTACATAACATTACATGGAAGATGATATGGCCGAGCAAGAACAAGATAGCCGCTCAAAAACTGGAACGTTATTCTCCGGCTGAATATAAGAAGATAGTGGATTACGCTTTGGAGAACCCGTCTCCTCGGAATCTTGGGATTTTGCTGACGATATGTTCCGGTATGCGTGTAGGTGAGGTATGTGCCTTGCAATGGGAAGATATAGACCTTACAAACAAAACCATACATGTATGCAAGACTTTGCAACGTGTATATGTGCCGGATAATGAAGGGGTATTTGGCAAGGCAAGAACCCATATCGAGATTGGTACTCCCAAAACTTCAAACTCCGATAGATACATTCCCATTTTAAAGAATATTCTTCCTATGGTCAAGAAGTTTGCTGCCGTATGTAATCCCAATTACTATGTATGCACTTGCGATGAACACTATACGGAGCCACGGACGTTACGCAATTATTATAAGGAGTTTATACTTGAAAAGGTAAAACTGGACCATTGTATCAAGTATCATGGGCTTAGGCACACTTTCGCTACAACTCTTATTGAGAATAAAATTGATGTCAAAACTGTGTCGACCATCCTTGGGCATTCAGACGTGAGCACCACGTTAAACATATATGTGCACCCGTCCAATGAGGCCAAGACTGATGCTGTTAATTTAGGATTAAGGAGAATTTTTAAATAATTCAAATCAATAAAGAAATGAGTAAAAAGATAGATGTGGATAAAAAGAATGGAGAGCAGGCTTCGAACCTGCATCTCCACATAAAGTGTTGTTTTTTCCATTTAAACTATACTTCCATTCTCTACTCCACTCAAATTGGAGAATTACCAAATTGAGTTTAAAGCCTATTTTGTCTTTAACTATTGTCGGCTTTTTATTCTGAGATTTTCTGAAATTTTCTGAAATACGTTCTGATATAAGCCGACAAGCATTTGTCGGTGTTATTTTCATAATTGTATTTGTTAAAAAATTAAACAATAATTAAAGTGTAACAAGGATTCGAACCTTTAATACTAATGTATTCCATTTAGTTACATGGTGCAAATCTATAAATAAAAAATAATATATGAAAGCAATAACAATAAAACAACCGTGGGCTTTTTTGATAGTTCATGGTATCAAAGATATCGAGAACCGTACTTGGGCGTGTCCATGGAAATACATAGGGCATAGAGTGTTAATCCATGCAAGTGAAAAACCTGTAGAAATGAGAAATCCCAATAGTGTATTTACAAAAGCTCAATGGAATAGTCTGCCTATTGAGTTTCAACGAAAAATAATATGTGCAGAGGGCATTGTCAATTCTGCTATCATTGGAAGTGTAGAAATAATTGGATGCTCTATCAATCATCCTTCTAAATGGGCAGAGAAAACAGATGATAGTAAAGGCTATTATGAAAATCCTATTTATAACTGGGTACTAGCTAATCCTATATTATTTCCAGAGCCGATACCGGCTAAAGGGAAATTGTCATTTTGGGAGTATCCCAATATCAATTCAGAGGACGATATCTGCTTGTGTAATTTGGTCGTAAATGAAAGGAATCAAGTCGTTAGCTATGGAGAGTATGACCGATGTGTATACTGTGGTAGTAAATGGAGTAAATAACAATAGTACAGAATAATAGTAACATAATAGTTAGATATGAATTATACTGTCAATATCTTCTTCATTGTCAACATACATTTTGATGTATTTTCTTAATAAGGTTGGATTATTGACACATTCATCTGTTTTAATTATTTGGAGATTATTCAATCCATATAAAGATGTCAAATTCCAATTTGTCATTTCTTGTAGTGAACGTTTTATCTCAATTTCTGATTTTGCGTCTTTAGTGAATATTGTAATATTCTTCTTTTGAGGATTAGTGGATGAAGATTGTCTTTCAAAAAAGGCTTTAAAATATTGGCTGTCATTTATGCCTAATGAATGCCCAAATATTGTAATATCATCAGCATCCATTAAATCATATACCATAGCAGGAGGATTATATTGAGAATCAAATGATTTCTGTATGAAGTCATAGTTATGAACAATTTTCTCGTCTTTTGTTCCTAATATAATATTTCCATCTAAGATACATCCATGTACATAGTTTATTGTATCATTAAACTCCATTGCAAAACTGGAATTAGGAGCTACTTCACTAAAACTCGTGTAGTTAAAAGAATATATGACAATTTGATCATTTGATTTATTCCGCATAAAGGCTCTTGCGACAATTGCAGCTATAGAATTTTCGTTAATAGCTTCTTGCTGTACTTTTATGAGATATTGTATTAATCCATTTTTTATGAGTTGTAAGGCTTTTTGGTCTCGTTCAATAGGAGGATTTAATATATCTTCATGCGAGAAACTGATATAACAAGAAAAGCGTGGTAAGATTAATATTCCGTTTTTTAACAAATTATTGACAATATCCACATTAGATTTTATACATTCATAAAATTCTGTGACTGGTCCATTTGCCTGAATTTGTTCTAAAACGTTCCTTTCTTTATCGTTGTATAGGTCTATTATTTGCCCATTATTGTTTTTGATTCTTATATAATAATTGTATAACTCATTCTCCAAATCATACCATTTTACAGCATCTAAATTATCGTTCCATTTGTCATTTAGATGTTTGATTAAAGGAGATGGGTAGTCTTTGGGACAAAATTCAGATTGGCAAAAGTCCTTGTATGAAGTCTTTCTGCCTAAACAAAGGTCAAATCCGTTACCTATTATCAGAACTCTTTTTCTGTCTTTATTCATATTGCAAAGGTAAGGAAAGATTGTAATAATAAGAACTGAAATTTATATAATTGTTGAACCTTTGGTGTATTGTTTATTCGATACACCTTTATTTTTTTGTGATGATGAGAAAAATGATTGTAACCGGCAGTGAGGGATTTATTGGTAAAGCCCTTTGCCGAGAATTAGCAAAAAGAGGTGTTGAAGTCATAGGACTTGACCGAAAGTGTGGTACTGAAGCTACGGAAGTATGCGAGCTCCTGAAGAATGGGGGGATTGATTGTGTGTTCCATTTGGCGGCGCAAACCAGTGTGTTTAATGGAAACCTGGAACAAATCAGGAGGGATAACATTGATACCTTCATGCGAGTTGCTAATGCATGTAATCAATATCATGTAAAGTTAGTGTATGCCAGTTCGTCAACGGCTAATCCGGAGAATACTACAAGTCTTTATGGTATAAGTAAGTACTTCGACGAGCAGTACGCATCAATCTATTGTAAGGCTGCGACCGGGTGTCGGCTGCATAATGTATATGGACCTAATCCGCGAAAAAGAACTCTTCTCTGGTTCCTGATGGAAAAGGAAAACGTGTCATTATACAACTGTGGTCAGAATATCCGGTGCTTCACTTACATAGATGATGTCATTGAAGGGCTTATCTATTCGGTGGGTTGTAACCGGCAACTTATCAATATTTGTAACGTCCAACCTGTGACTACTATGTATTTTGCTTCTTTAGTAAAATACTACAAACCGCTTGAAATTGAGCTAATTAATGAAAAACGGGATTTTGACAATTTAGAGCAGTCGGTGAACCGGGATATCTATTTAGTACCTTTGTCTTACACATCTGTCGAGGACGGAGTAAAGAAGATCTTTGATGAAAGGAAAGGGAAAGATATGTCGTATTGACGACTGGGATAAGCCGGAAGCGGTGAAATGTAAGAGCTGGTCTCATCAGGAACGGTTATGTGATCTGAAAGAAAAGGTATCACTTCACAAAAAGGGTGATATCTATTACATCTCCCAATTCACCCGTTCCAAGACTGGTACCAGCTTTTCAGAAATTAAACAGTCGGAGGAACTTGCATCATTCTTTGCAGAGAGAGCGTGTGAGTTTCTCCACCGCTTCATAGTAGGGGGATATGAAGGATGGTGTATAGTCACCACACCGCGACGGAGACACAACGAGGGCTTTCATTTTTCAACCTCTATCTGTACGAAAATTGCGGGGGCGGTGAAAATACCATTCTATGAGAATGCAATCCAGTGCCTAACTAAAGATAGATTGAATCCGGAATTCTTTCTTCTTCGTCCGATAAAGGAAAAGAAAATAATAGTGTATGATGACATATTAACAACTGGCAGCACACTGCTTGCCACCTATGAGCTTTTAAAGGATAGAGAGCAGCTTCTTTTTCTCGTAGGAATAAATAACAATTGATATGGGAAAGCAAGAGAAACCATTAACATTCAAGCAAGAGAAATTCTGTAAATACTACGTTGATACAGAAGGTAATGCTAGTGAAGCATATAGGATGTCTTATGATGCGTCAAAGATGAAACCTGAAACGATTTGGAGTGCTGCTAGCAGATTGTTAGCCAATAGCAAGGTTAGTGCAAGGATAAGTGAGATTAAGCAACAGAGGGCGAAAGAGACTGAAGTAGAGAGGAAAACGGTCGAAAAGGTATTAATGGATATTGTACTCGCTGATCCCGATGATTTACATTATGTAGACCCTGTTACCGGGAAAACAAAGATGAGAAGTCCGTCCCAACTTCCAAAGCGTGCCCGTAATGCGTTGAAGAAGATTCAGAATAATAGAGGAGTGGTTAATTATGAGTTCAACGGCAAGACAGAAGCCGCCCGGATTCTTGGTGCCTGGAATGGATGGGAAGCCGATAAGAATGTCAACATCAAAGGTGGAGACGGAAATAAAGTCGGTGAACTTCGTATCGGATTTGAAGATAATGAGAATTCGGAAGAATAGAACAATTTGAACTGCAAAATCCGGGATTCATCCTACGGAGAAACCTTACTTTTAGAACAATATGGTTATAAATTATAAGAAGCTAAATCCTAACGGATTCTATCTATTGAAGTACTTGAATGATGAGACTATCCGTTTTATCATTCTCTATGGAGGTTCATCTTCCGGTAAGTCGTATAGTGTGGCACAAACAATACTGATACAGACATTACAGGATGGTGAGAACACTCTTGTCATGCGTAAGGTAGGAGCTTCTATTCTCAAAACCATTTATGAAGATTATAAGGTCGCTGCGATCGGTCTTGGCATCTCCCATTTGTTCAAATTTCAACAGAATACTATTAAATGTCTGGTAAATGGTGCGAAGATAGATTTCTCCGGTCTTGACGATCCGGAGAAGATAAAAGGTATCTCTAACTATAAGCGAGTTCAGTTAGAGGAATGGTCAGAGTTCGAGCATCCGGATTTCAAGCAGCTACGTAAGCGTTTGCGTGGTAAGAAAGGGCAGCAGATTATTTGTACCTTCAACCCGATTAGTGAAAGCCATTGGATAAAGAAAGAGTTTATTGATAAAGATAAATGGCATGATGTACCGATGACGGTTACCATTGCCGGCAAAGAGTTGCCGAAAGAACTTACCAAGGTCAAATCCGTAAAGAAGAATGCACCCAGGCAAATACTTAATCTTCGTACTAAGCAAATCGAGGAACAGGCACCTAATACAGTTATTATCCAATCTACCTATTTGAATAATTTTTGGGTGGTCGGTAGTCCTGACGGTGCGTATGGTTTCTATGATGAGCAATGTGTTGCCGACTTTGAGTATGATAGAGTTCACGATCCGGACTATTACAATGTGTACGCATTGGGAGAATGGGGTGTCATTCGTACCGGTAGTGAGTTCTTCGGTTCCTTCAATCGTGGCAAACATTCCGGTGAACATAAGTATGTTCCGGACTTACCTATTCATATCTCTGTCGATAACAACGTGCTTCCGTATATCAGTGTATCATATTGGCAGGTCGATTTCACAACTGGTACCAAGGTTTGGCAATTCCATGAAACGTGCGCTGAAAGCCCAAACAATACAGTAAAGAAAGCCTCCAAACTTGTTGCAAAGTATCTGAAATCTATCCAATATTCTGATAGGTTATATGTACATGGTGATGCATCAACGAAAGCGGCAAACAGCATTGACGATGAGAAGCGTTCCTGGATGGACTTATTCATAGATACATTGCAGAAAGAAGGATTCGAGATTGAAGATAAGGTAGGCAACAAGAATCCGAGTGTTGCCATGACCGGTGAGTTTGTTAATGCCATTTTTGATTGTACTGTTCCCGGTATAGAGATATACATTGACGAATCATGTTCGGTATCTATTGAGGACTACATGAGCGTACAGAAAGATGCTAACGGTGCCATTCTTAAAACTAAGGTCAAGAATAAAACTACCTTGCAGACTTATGAGGAGCACGGGCACCTGTCTGATACGTTCCGATATGTCGTTGTGGATTTGTGTAGTGAGCAGTATATAGAGTTTAGTAACCGGCGAAAAAGAAACTTGTATGCTTGTAATGGCACTATTAATTTCTTCAATCCAGATACCGAATGTAAATACACTAAGAAGATTCTATATGTGATGCCGAATGTTAATGGGAAATTTGTCCTTATACAAGTGTTTAGATGTGGAAATAAATGGCATGTTGTTGATGTCGTATTTATGGAAACTACTTCAACAGAAGATATACGTTCTTCTATTTTGTCCCATGAATCTGATTCATGTGTAATTGAATGTACGGATGCTTATTTCCCTTTTATCCGGGAACTCCGTTCTAGTACAAACAAGGAGATTCGTGTAATGAAAGAGTTTCCGGATGTAGACAAGCGTATTGCTGCAACATCTGATTATGTGAAAAATAGTATTCTTTTTTCTGCATCAAAAGTAGAATCTGATACGGAATATGTTGCCTTCATGAATAACCTGATGGACTATAATAAAGATAGTGAAACAAAAGAGGCTAGTGCTGTTTTGAGTGGGCTAGTACAGTTCGTTGTAAAATTAGGTTTGAATTGAATTGTGTTATATGTGATTGAAAATAAGTGTGTTATATCGTTGGGGTTATGTTTTCGTAATTTCAAGATTTTAGTGTTTTGGAAAACGGTTTTCCTTTTTACTTAGTTTTGCTCAAAAAGGAACCCAATGAATATTTTTTTTGATAATCTATTTGGAAAGAAATCTAAGACTAAAGGTGAAGTTGAAATAGTTACTTCATCTGAAAATAAGGATATAGATACTCAAAGTGGCAAGGCTGAAAAATGGTCAGTTGCATACATTGAGGACCTTACTAGTCCTATTGTAGCGGGCAGTAACTATCTAACGCTATTCAGTACGATACCTGAAGTCTTTTTCCCGATCGATTATATTGCATCGCGAATTGCAGGTGCTAATTTTCAATTGAAGAAAACTAAGGATGACAGTATAGTATGGGCGAATAAACGAATGAATGGCATACTTAGTCGTCCTAATTGTTTGATGCGTTGGAAAGAATTGATTTATCAGCACCATATTTATAAATTGTGTACAGGGAATAGCTTTATTCGTGCCGCTATGCCTGATGTCTTTTCTACAGCTGAAAAATGGAGATATTGCGATAATTATTGGGTAATACCTTCTGATAAGACTATTGTAGAACCGGTTTATGGAAATGTGCCATTGTTTGGTATTGCTCAAACAGAAGATATTATTCGTAGCTATCGTTTGGAGTATGGTTGGAATGGTAGTTTGGAAATTCCCCCATACCAAATATGGCATGATAGAGACGGAAGTGCAGAGTTCTATTCAGGGGCTATGTTCTTGAAGTCCAAAAGTCGTCTTGCTTCCCAAAATAAGCCAATATCAAATCTAATAGCTGTATATGAAGCTAGAAATGTGATTTATGTAAAGCGGGGTGGATTGGGCTTTATTGTAAGTAAGAAAACTGATGCTACCGGTTCAATAGCGTTGACTGACGATGAAAAGGAACAGCTTTTGAAGCAAAATTTTGAGAAGTATGGTGTAAGGAAGGGCCAGGTGCCTTATGGTATTTCAGATGCAGACATTGATTTTGTTCGTACTAATCTTTCTATTGCAGAGTTACAGCCGTTTGAAGAAACCTTGGCTGATGCAATAAATATTGCAGGGGCATACGGCATCCCTGCCGTTCTTGTTCCGCGAAAAGACCAGTCCACATTTAGCAATCAGGCTACTGCTGAAAAGAGCGTATATTGTTCAACTGTTATTCCTATGGCCAAACAATTCTGCAAGGATTTTACAGCTTTCCTTGGTCTTGAAGGAGGGGGATATTATTTGGATTGTGATTTCTCTGATGTTGATTGTTTGCAGGAAGGATTGAAAGAATCCGAGGACGTAAAGACAAATATAAATAAACGTTGTCGTGAACAATTCTCATGTGGGCTTATAACACTCAATGACTGGCGTGCCCAAATAGGCGAAAGTATGATAGAAAATCCCTTGTTTGACAAATTGAAATTTGATATGTCAGATGAGGAACTGGATAAAGTAAATCGAGTTTTTAACACTAAAAGTGGAGATGAAAAAGATGGAAGAGAAAATCAAAAGCCTTCAGTACAAGACAAAGGCAAATGATGTTGATGAGAAGGGTATCGTTACCGTTGCGGTGAATGGTATCGGTGTGAAGGACTCACAAAATGACATATCTATGCCCGGCTCATTCAATAAGACATTGAAAGAAAATATTGGTCGGATGCGTTGGTTCCTGAATCATCGTACAGACCAGTTGTTAGGTGTTCCGTTGAGTGGTAAGGAAACAGAAGGTAATTTGGTTATGGTCGGTCAGTTAAATCTTGAAAAACAGATTGGACGTGACACGTTGGCTGATTATAAGCTGTTTGCAGAGAATGGAAGAACCCTAGAACACTCTATCGGAGTAAAAGCTATCAAAAGGGATTCTATCGATCCTTGTAAGGTGCTTGAATGGCGTATGATGGAATATTCAACATTGACAAGTTGGGGGAGTAATCCCCAGACGTTCCTTGTGAATATTAAGTCTGCTACTGCTGACCAGGTAAAGGAGGCTGTTGATTTCGTCCGGAAAGCGTTCTTGCAGCATGGATATAGTGATGAACGTTTAAAAGGATACGATATGGAATTAAGTTTATTACTGAAGAGCCTCAACGGTGGTGCCGTTGTCTCATGTCCTCATTGTGGTTATCAATTTGATTATGATGCAGAAACGGAGCATACCTTTGCCCAACAGGTATTAGATTATGCTGCTGATTATCAGAGATGGATAACACAGGACATTGTAAGGGAAGAAATGGAGAAGCTCACTCCAGAGATTAGAACCCAAGTAATTTCTTTTATTGATTCTGTCAAATCAGAAAAGAAAGAATTTACTCAAAAGGGTCTACAAGACCTTATGAATTATGTAAGATGTCCCCACTGTTGGGGAAAAGTATATCGTTCGAATGCTATTCTGCAAAATACTTCTGAAGATACCACCGGAAAAAATGAGCCGTCTGTTGACACTCAAGAAAAGAATGACGGGGAAAATGGGAACGATGAAGTAACGATTAAAGCCGCTGATAATGGCACTTTACTCGATTTCAAGAGTTTGAATAGCTGTTTCGAGAATAAATAACTTAAAATTTAAATTTTATGCCAATTAGAAAATTTACAGTATCAGATTTTAATCTGAAAACGGACGGTCTGCCGGCAGAACAGAAAACATTTATGGAAAATATCGCCGGCATGATGTGTGAAGTAGTTAACAAGTCACTTGAAGGATTTGCTTCACCGGAGGAGGTAACGAAACAGTTTGGTGACATCAATAATCTATTGAAAGCCTATGATGGAGAAAAGTTCCAGCAATTGGTAAAGGACAACGAGCAACTTGTAGAACAAGTTAAAACTCTTGGTGAAAGTATCGAGAAAATGAAGCAGAAAGGTCTTTCTATGGATACTATCAACAAGTTCGATGAGAAGTTGAACGAGATGCTTGATTCTGAAAAATTCAGAGATTTCGCAGAAGGAAAAACACGCAAATCAGGAGAGTTTGACGGCTTCTCCTTGAAAGATGTCGTTTCCATGACTGACAATTACACCGGTGATTTGTTGATTACTCAACAACAGAAACGTGTTGTGACTCAGGTTGCCAACAAAAAGTTGCATATGCGTGATGTATTAACGACGTTGACTGCTGATCCTGCATACCCTCAACTTGCCTATGCACAAGTATATGCTTTCAACCGCAATGCCCGTTTTGTAACAGAGAATGGGCGTTTGCCTGAATCAAGCATCAAGGTAAAAGAGATACAGACAGGAACTAAGCGCCTTGGTACTCATATCCGTATTTCAAAACGTATGTTGAAATCAAGAGTGTACATTCGTTCCTACATCTTGAACATGCTTCCTGAAGCTGTTTGGATGGCAGAAGACTGGAACATCTTGTTTGGTGACGGTAATGGTGAGAATTTGCTTGGTATTATAAATAATACTGGGGTGACTTCTGTAGAGAAGATTATCAGTACAGCCATTGTTACAGGTGCCGCCGGTGCTGTAAAAGCTATTACCGGATATAACGGTGATAAGGATGTGATTGTAGAGTTTGCAGAACCACAGGATTTGATTCTTGATGGAATGAGTATCACGTTCGCTGGCGCCGCTGTTCTTACAGAACTGAACAAAACACACGCTCTTGTGAAAATGGAAGATGGTCGTATCCTTATTCCTGGTGTCGCGTTCTCCGGTGCTGAAACGGCTACGGATAAAATGACATTCAGTGTTCATGAAGCCGGCTTTAAGAACATTGAGGAACCCAACTCTGAAGATGTAGTGAAAACAGCTTTCGCCGCAATGACATATGCCCAGTATTTTCCGAATGCTATTATTCTTAATCCAATGACTGTTAACGGTATGGAATCAGAGAAAGATACGACAGGACGTAATCTTGGTATCGTTAAAATGGTTGATGGGGTGAAATATATTGCCGGTCGTCCGATTATCGAGTATGGTGGTATTCTTCCAGGTAAGTATCTTTTAGGTGACTTTAACCAAGCCGCAAATTTGGTTGATTATACCACTTTGACACTTGAATGGGCTGAAGATGTGGAGACCAAGCTTTGCAATGAGGTTGTGCTGATGGCACAAGAAGAAGTTATCTTCCCGATTTATATGCCGTGGGCTTTCGCTTATGGGGATTTGGCCGCATTGAAGACTGCAATAACTAAAGCGTAGGATTATGGATTACATACTTAGAGGTAACGATAAGGATGTAACCAATGTGCTTAAAGAGCAACGCATTCGGATTAATAGAGGGATGATTCAACTCATCCCTATTTCCGAATGTGGTCTTGTTACAGAAGAAGATGCCCGAAAGACATTGGAATGTATGCTTGCAGAGAAAAATGAAGAGATTGGCAGGCTTACTGCATCCATTGCAGAGAAAGATAAGACAATTGTTGAACTGACAGAAGAGCGTGAAACAATGAAAGCTCGCATTGCAGAACTTGAAGTACAGGTGCCTTCTGATGAAAAGAATCTTTCGGTTGCCGATTCAAAAGATTTGCAAGAGGAAGATGCCAAGGAGGTAACTGTTACAGATGATAAAGCCGTTTCCGTAGAAGATGAAAAGAAAACCGGGAAAGGCAAGACTTCTAAATAACTATCGCTATGTTGATTGATGTTTCATATTTTATGTCAGGTCCCAGGCATATTGAGAATGTTTCGGTCGCTGAAATGCCTTCGCCCCAATCTCTTGCTGTGAATGAGGTGATAAATGGGTATATTAAGGCATTTCAGCCCGAATTTCTCCGGAATGTTGTTGGTGTGACTCTTTCCCAAGCTATCACAGATTATTTGGAGCTTATTGAACGGGAAAAGGAAGATTCTTCAGATGAAGTTGATATTTCAGAAGAGAAGGAAGCCCCCCAGTCCGGATATGCAGTATTATGCGAGAAGCTGTGTGAACCGTTCGCTGACTATGTCTTTTATCATATTCTTCGTGACGCAAACACCCAGGCTACAATAACCGGGCTTGTCCGTTTGAAATGTGCTAATGAATATATAGCTCCTTTGAAGAGACAAGTAAGCACATGGAATAGCATGGTAGAGAAGAATAAACAGTTTGTTGAATGGGCTATGTCGAATGATTGTCCTTTCGATGTGCAAATAACCAAGAATCTTTTGACCCCAATTAATGCTTTCAATTTATGATAGATTTAGATATAACAGAACTGTTTGAGGAGATTGTAAAGGAACTTCCAGAAGGGCTTGAAATCCTCTATCCAAATGGGAAAGGGGGAACTAAAGTTGTGAAGTCCCCAAGGTTGAATTACATCTTCGGTAGCAGTCAATATATCAAAGATATTTTAGATGAATACAGTAAGTCTTCTGCCCAGTCTGAAAGGAAGTTTCCATTGGTTGCACTATTCACTCCAATTAGTGAGGATAGAGGTGACGCGGATTATTTTTCAAAAGCAAAGGTTTCGTTAATTATAGCATGTTCTTCTTGTAAAGAGTGGAGCAATGAGATGCGCAGAACCACATCTTTTAAAAATATCCTTCGGCCAATCTATAAACGTTTATTGGAAGTATTATATGAAGATTCTCGGTTCGACTGCGACTATGACGAAAAAGTGAAACATAGTTATTCAGAAAACTATTCATATGGCAGATACGGAGCCTATACAGATTCCGGTGAGGCTGTGAGCGAGCCGATTGATGCCATAAATATACGCTCGATGGAAATAAAAATTAATAATCTTAATTGTAGAAGAAAATGAGAAAGATTAGAACGTGTAAGGGTTCCCGGATGAACACTGGTAGTTCTGCTTGTAGCATTGACTGGAAAAAAGTCAAAGGTGCTATCTTGGCAGAGCATGGTGTCAAACTCCCTGCTGATATAACAGGTGAGAAGTTGCTCGAATTGTGCCATGCAGACCGTCCCGGGCGTATTTACCCTATTTTGCCATTCCTGGAGTATGCCAAGAATGGTGGAGAGCCCCAAGTTAATGCTGTAGGGTACGGTGCAAGTGAATACAACGGGCTTAGCGCTCAAACAGACACCTTCACTTTGAAGAAATTTGATGAGGTTTTGAATGCCCAGCTTCTGAAATGTGCCAATAAAGGATGGGACGTTTACTTTTGGAATCAGGATAATATGTTGATCGGTTATAATGATGACACTGATATCCTTGCCGGTATTCCGATGTCTACTGTTTATCCGACCGTGACACAGTACCCGACCAGTAGTGCTAAGTCTGCGATGACTGTTAGTTTTTCACATGAAGATGTGGAAGACAGCCAATTGCACTTTGACTACGTGCAGTTAGACTTCAATCCCAAGAATTTCGTTAAAGGCTTGGTTGATGTTGTGTTTCAAAAGTTGGAGGCCGAAAATACTTACAAAATAGTTGAAGTTGTTGGTGGTTATGACCGTACAGAAGAATTTGGCAGTCTTATTGCTGATGGTGCTGCTGAAGTTATGAATAACGTAACTTCTGCTACGTATTCGGATGGTATCATTACCATTGTTCCTAAAGCCGGGGCGGTTCCTTCGTTGAAAGCTCCTTCTGTATTGTATGAAAAAGGAATCAGAGGTATTGAGCAGGTGTCATGAAGGTAGATAATGTTACGTTCGTCGAAGCTGCTGTGAAGGGCATGACGAAGGAAGAGTTTATTAATGCACACATTAAAGTCGTGTGGCAGGAACTGAAGGAAGCTGACCGTAAGAAGAAGCTCTCGGAAGTGTACGATGCGATAACTAAGTAACCGACGGGCTGGGGTGTGATTACAGCCCAGCCCGTTATATTTTTACTGTATGGCAGATTTTGATGAATTACATAGAGTTATTCATTCCATTGCATCCGGGTTTGAAGAGGAATGTATTAGGTGTATGGAAGAACATAAGAATGTGCTCGTTGATTGTATTCAGGAACAATTATATTCCGGCTTGGACGGTACCGAACATCTATTGAATCCTGATTATGATACTGACACCTATTTTAACGAGCCCGGTCCCTGGCAGAACCGTGCGGAACAATATAAACGATGGAAGGAGAGGATAACTCCACCTCTTAGAAGTGAGATACTTTATTTGCCACCGCGTCCGGTTGAGGTACCTAACCTCTTTATTACTGGTACTTTCTATGATAGCATAACTGCCGATAGAATTGATTCCGGGCTTCGATTCTCAACGAAAGGATTTACGGACGGTAGTTCTATTGAGAAGAAATACGGTGAGCAGATTTTAGGCATTGGTGATACAGCTAAAGAGTACTTTAATATTATGTATCTCCGTCCCTGGATGGAACGTTTCTTTTCAGAATGTGGATATCGGTAGAAAATGGCTTGTAGTTGCGAAATAAAAAAGATGCAGAGTGAACTGGAACGTATCAGTGATCTTGCAAAGAAAGCAGCTGTCTTGGATGGTTGCATGTATGTTGTTTATCAGAAAGAAGATGGTACCTATGCTTTTGATAAACTTGGAGTTGAGATAAAAGGAAAGATTATTGAATATAGACATTATCTGTAACTATGGATTTAAAATTGAAAGATTTCGTTGATGAGAGCGATTTGCAGAAATTGGTGGAGCTTGATAATACTATTGAGCGTGTGAGGGCTGATTATGTTAATGCGGCCAAAGAATTAGCAAAAGGTTTGAAACTAAATGTAGAAGGTGTTGCTGATCTTGAAAAGTTGAGTAACCTTTATAATACTCAAGCAAAAACGGCTGGTTCTGCATCTGCTGAATTAACCGAAGCTCTTAGAAAACAGTCTGAAATAACTCAAACTGTCAGTAAGAAGATAGAGGAAAAGCTAAATGTAGAGAAATTATCTGCTGCTGAACTGAAGAAACTAACCAAGGCAAACTCGGATAATGCTGCGTCCTTGGAAAAGGCTGCTAAAGCGGAAGCTAACTTGACAAAAGCGCAGAATGCCGGTAATACTACTCGTAAGAAAGCTGTTTTATCTGAAGAAGAACGTTTAAAACTTATCAGAACTGCTATTACCTTGACTAATCAGGAAGTACATAGCCGTTCACAAGCAAAGGAAATGAATAAGCAGCTGCAAAAGGCTGTTGATGTTTTGAAAGATACGGATGAGAATTATATTCGTACACTTGCCCGTCTTAATTCTACAATCGGAATCAATACCGATTACATAAAGCGAAATTCCGATCGATATAGTCAACAGAAAATGACTATCGGTGCATATCGGGAAGAAGTAAAGGCTGCATGGGTGGAGATACAGAACGGTAATAAGTCCATGCAGAATATGGGTATTATTGCCCGGAATGCAGGAAGGATGCTTAAAACGGAGATGGCTCCTGGGCTAAGCCAAGTTAGTGCAGGATTGAAAGGATGGGCTGCTGGATATATTGGTGCACAAGCTGTTGTTGGAGGGATTGTTAAGATGTTTACGCAACTGCGTGAAGGTGTTGGTTCCATTGTTGAATTTGAATTTGCTAATAGCAAACTTGCAGCGATTTTAGGTACGACGGCTGACAATATCAAAGAATTAACCACTGATGCGCGTCAATTAGGAGCAACAACGAAATATACAGCTGCACAAGCTACTGAACTACAAATAGAATTAGCCAAATTAGGTTTTACACGTCGTGAAATATTAGATTCGACAGGTGCCATATTACGATTCGCACAAGCAACTGGAGCTGAACTTTCGGATGCAGCCGCATTGTCTGGTGCTGCATTGAGAATGTTTAATGCTAGCACTAAAGAAACAGAACGTTATGTATCTGCTATGGCTGTTGCTACATCAAAGAGTGCCTTATCTTTTTCTTACTTAGCTACCGCCTTGCCTATTGTTGGTCCGGTTGCAAAGGCATTCAATTTCCAAATAGAAGATACTTTGGCATTGTTAGGAAAGCTTGCAGATGCAGGTTTTGATGCTTCAATGTCTGCAACAGCCACTCGTAATATTTTGTTGAATTTGGCTGATGGCAATGGCAAATTAGCTAAAGCACTTGGAGAACCTGTAAAAACATTGCCTGAGTTGGTCGCTGGCTTAAAGAAACTGAAAGAACAAGGTGTAGATTTGAATACAACTTTAGAATTAACAGATAAACGGAGTGTCGCTGCTTTCAATGCTTTTCTTACAGCTTCTGATAAAATTGTTCCATTGAGGGACCAAATTACAGGCGTGGATAAAGAACTAGCAGATATGGCAGATACCATGAGTAACAATGTTAAAGGTTCTATTGCGGGACTTTCTTCTGCGTGGGAAGCATTTATGTTATCCTTCTATGATTCCAAGGGTATAATGAAGGATGTCCTTGATTTTCTGGCAAGAGGGTTGAGGAATGTTGCTACACAGCTGAAGGGGTATTCTGAATTACAAGATGAAGCAGACAATAAGGCTGTTGCCTTTGCACAGAAAGAGATGATGAAATCTGATATTTTGGAGAAGAATACTAGAAATATGCAGAGGTTGTATAAAGAATATATAAATTCAGGAATGTCTGCTGATGAGGCGGCCAAAAAGGCTAAAGAAGATTATATTGAAACATTGAAGTCTCGTTTGGAATATGAAAATAGTGATTATCAATTAGCTATAGATAATCGTAAGAAATTGGAAGGAGAATTGAAAGACAGAGGATTCTTTACAATTCTGACCTCATGGAGACGCACCAATAATGTCATTAAAGATGAGATCGATGTTGCAACTAAAGCTGCTGCAGGTAAGAAGGCTATTTCATCAATAACAGAATCTCTTATTGAACAACTTGATACCATTGATTTGAAAGAGAATGGTGGTACAAAGGGGAATTCAGTAAAGGTACTTACTGATAAAGAAAAACGTGAACAGGAAAAAGCTCTCAAAGAGAAGCTGAAAATTCATGAAACTTATCAGGAGTCAGAACTAGCTCTTATGGATGAGGGACTGGAGAAAGAACTTGCTAAAATTGGTGTTGCTTACTCGAAGAAGATTGCTGCCGTCAAGGGTAATAGCAAAGAGGAAATTGCTACACGTCAGAATTTAGCTAAGGAAATGCAGGAAAAGCTAGATGAGTTTACTATTAAGTATAATTCTGATCGTGAGAAGAAGGATGTTGAGAACGCTCTTGCTGTTGTAAAAAAGGGGTCCCAGGAAGAACTTGATTTGAAATTGCACCAGTTGGAATTGCAACGTGAAGCAGAAATTGATGCAGCAGAGAAAACAGGTGAAGATGTTTTTCTCATTGACGACAAATATGCAAAAAAGAAACAAGAACTTTACGAAAGACATGCATCCGATCAGGTGCAATTAATAGCAGAGAATGCAGCGCATGAGCAGGAAATCCGGGATGCTGCATATGTTATGGATACGCTTGCTCTTAAAAAACAGTTAGCTTCTAAGGAAATAACCCAGCAAGAGTATGCAGAACTTGAGTATCAGTTAAAATTAGATTATGTACGTAAAACTACTGAAGCGGCTATTGATGCATTGGATTTAGAACTTCAAAATGAAAATTTGAGTGCTGAAGATAGGGCTAGAATTGCAGAACAGTTACAAAAATTAAAGGCAGATCTTTCTCGGCAAGAAGCAGAAGCGGAGATTGATGCTATCGAGCAAATAACCAAAGCTGATGAAAAAGCTCAAAAAGAGCGTCTTAGGAATCTGAAAAAATGGATGCAAACAGCATCGCAAGCTGTGGGGGCTATTGGAAACTTAGTCTCTTCTATTTATGATGGTCAGATTCAGAAAATAGAAGAAGAGCGGGAAGCTAATGAGGAAAAGTATGATGAGGATATTGAACGAATTGAGAATCAGGCAGAGTCTGGAGCTATATCCGAAGAGGAAGCGGAAGCGCGTAAACGGGCAGCAAAGGATCAGACAGAAGCCAAGAATAAGGAGTTGGAAAAACAAAAGCAAGAGATTGCCCATAAACAAGCTGTTTGGCATAAGGGAGTACAAGTTGCAGAAACTGGAATTGCAACAGCTCGTGGTATTATGGAAGCTTTCCAGTTAGGTCCGATTGCCGGTGCCGTAATGGCTGCTGTTATCGGGGCGATGGGGGCTATGCAAGTAGCAACAATTCTTGCCACTCCTATTCCTTCTTATGCAGAAGGTACTAAAGGTAATGATAGGCACCCCGGCGGTGCTGCTTTGGTTGGTGATGCCGGTAAACATGAAGTTATCATGTATTCCGGAAAAGCATGGATTACTCCTGATACTCCAACTTTAGTTGATATTCCTAAAGGTGCGCAAGTCTTTCCTGATGTTGATAGGGTAGATATCTCTAATTTTGATATACCGGATTGGGACTTTCCTACATTTTCACCGACATATTTTGCATCTTCTTCCGGTGGCACCATTGTTTTCAATGATTATTCCCGATTAGAAAAAAGAGTTGATAGAACAAATCTCCTTTTGATGAAGAGTCTTAAAATGCAGCGTCAGGATGCGTCTAACCGTGATTTTGAACTATATAAGTTGTCTAAACTGAAATAGCTATGATTGAAAGATTAAATCAGATAACATTGAATGATTTCATTGAGCTTTCATGCGGCAACTATGCTTGTTTGCTTTCGGACCGCGGATCTGTGTCTGAAAGCACGCTTAAAGAGATGGCATCTAAATTAATTATTGAATACAGAAGCATTGTTAATCCTTCAGGTATGCAGGCTATGATTATGGACAAAGAGGATATGGTGAAGGAACGTGCCAAACTATTGAGCCTTCGTATATGTCAGACTCTTGTTTCTCTAGGCTTTTATGATGATGTTCGTCAGGTGTTGGGCCAACTAAATGTAGATATCCGGGATATGAGTGATGAGCAAGTTATATCGAAGCTTGATTATTTACTTCATTCTGCAATTTTTGAGCAAAAACGGAATGAGGAGAGACGCAGTGAGGAACATAAAGGAAGTAAGGCTACTCCTGAACAAATTCGTTCTTCTTTTGATGCAGAGATTGCTTTTCTAATGACATTCTTTAAAATGAGTATTGATTCCCGCGTAATTAATGCTGCCGTGTATGCAAATATAGTTCACCAAGTAGAGGTTGATATATCAATCCGAAAAATGAGGACATAGAAATCTATCTTACATATTTATGTCAATTCTATTAATTTTTAATTAAAGCGAATTTTTCATGCGGTCGTTAGTAATTCCCTTTTAGAATCACAAACGACCGTTTTTATGAATAAAAAGAACAGGACATATTGTATAAGTCAGCTTTTATGCTGTAATTTATTGCCAAAACTGCAAACATTAGAAAACAAGTGTGATCGGATAAATGCACAATTATCCGAAGTGAAAAACCTAATCACCTCTTCCCCTAATGAGGTAGATACTCTTATTGATTCGATAGAACGTACAGCTCAAGAAATGTATGAGCAAAGTATTGTTCATCGAAAATACGTTGAGCGATGTATAAATGGGAATAATCTACACGTAATAGGGAGGGGAAATCATGAGTTTTGAGCAGGCTTTATTAGAGATATATCCTTGGATATTCCGTGTTGCGAGAAGATTTTGCTCCTCTGCACAGGACGCTGAAGATTTAGCTGGTGATACAGTGTATAAGATACTTCAGAACCAAGATAAGTTTGATTGTTCTAAACCTATGAAACCTTGGTGTATTGCCGTTATGCAGAATACCTACATCACTCGTTATAATCGTAATTCTCTTATTCATTTCACTGGGTATGATTCTGTAAAGGAAAATGTAACGCTTGATTGTACTTACGAATCTGTATTGTTTAATGATCTATTATTGACGATTGGCAGATGTGCGCAGAGATCACGCTGTATTGACAGTGTGATGTACTATGCAGAAGGGTATTCTTATGATGAGATAAGTGAAATCCTGAACATTCCTGTTGGAACTGTAAGAAGTCGTATTTCTTCCGGTCGTAAGTTTCTGCTTCACGAAATTGGGTATTGACGATTGATTAAAAGGGTATGGAAATAACTTTTCATAAATATAGCAAAATAGTTATGTTTTTATTTGGTTATTTATAGCAAAAACGCTATATTTGTATCGTCTTAAATAAAACGGTCTTTTACATTATGAAGTACAATCAGTTTTTTGCGGAACTTACCGCAGCAGGTTGTTACGTTCTCAGACATGGAGCTAGCCATGATATTTGGTATAGTCCCAAAACGGGAAACAAATTTGCCCTGTCAAGGCATGGCAAACAAGAAGTACCTACCGGAATGGAACGTAAAGCAAGAAAGGTTCTTTTGGGGGAGTAATCCCCCTACCTTTTTTGTTCATAGTTAGAGACTGTTTTTGTTGAGGCAATGGGGTACGGTAATAGTGCCGTACTCCTATTTTAAGATCAATAGATATGAAAGTAACTGTAATCATGGAAAAGGCGAGCGATGGGTATTACTCATGCTTTGTCGAGGAAGATTTACCCGGCTTTGGTTTGGCAGGGTATGGAGATACGGCGGAAGCCGCGAAAGAGGATATGATGAAAGCATATGAGGAAATAAAGGAGATGCAGGCAGAAGAAGGCAAGGAAATGCCGGAATTGGAGTTTATCTACAAATATGATATGCAGTCTTTTTTCAACTATTTTTCATTTCTGAATGTTACTAAGGTTGCAGAGTTGGCAGGTATCAATGCTTCATTGATGAGACAATATACTTCCGGTGTGACAGCAGCCGGACAAAAACAATATGATAAGATACGGGTAGCGGTGGAACGTATATCTAAAGAACTTTCCGCAGCCACTTTCTAAAGATAGTGTACCGCTGTGAAGCGAGACCGTTTAATTAAGACAATGAAGCCCCGTTCCGGTTATATCGGTTTTGGGGCTTTTTTATGAAAGTATTAATTTGTAAATTGAGAATACAGAAAGTCATAATTATTTTAGATTTTATCTATTACGTTGAAAAATAGGTAGTTATGTCTTGCTTTTGCAAAGTGCAATTTTCAAGAATTTAGCCAATCGGGAAACTGGTTGGCTTTTTCTATATATTTGCTCGTGAACGTTCAAAAGGAGTTAAAATGCTTTGTAAATATGTACTTACCGTTGATAGTATTTCCTATGATATTTCCAAATCTTGTATTCAGAATTGGGATGAAATCAAATTTTCTCGTAAGCGTTCAGGGTTAGAAGGAATAACTAGGACTTTTACTTCTAAATTTCAATTCGTCAATGAAGCTTATAATCTTCTATTGGATGAATATCTGAATAAATATCTGGCTTCAAATGCCAGTATCGCTGTCTATACAATAACTAATTCTCATACTTATGAAGAGCTATTTAGCTGCAGGTTAGACTTTGGAACATTGACCTATGATGGGAATACTATATCCATTAATGCGATAGATGATAGCATAGCGGAAATCATCAAGGCTAACAAGGGAACACAGTATGAGTATTCGGTAGATGAAATAAAGGACACAGCTCAATTATATTATGATAGATTATCGTATGTAGGAAATGTAACCTATTATTTAGGTGGGCGTACTACGGAAGATGGTAGTCAATATGTAAATCCTATAACCGGTGCAGAGCATTACATGACTCTTCCATTATATATTGGAAGTAGTGAACTAGTTAAAGGTAGTGGTATAGAGGTGAATAATGTTGGGCCAGGATCTAATTTGGAATCCTGTTTGATTACTACATCAAATAGGATGGTCGTTAAAATATCTATGAAGGGTAAGTTCCGAGTAATAAATGGCTATTATGATTCAGGAGTCTGGCTAAAAACGAAATCAGGTACGGCTTTAAAAGAGTGGAGGCGTAGTCCAACAGACCAAAGAGAATACACTTCGTTGGATTATGAAAATGAAATTACGCTAGAAGCTAATGATGGTATTGTTCTATTATGTTATTATCATGATAAGTTTGAAGAATTCTATTTCGTGAATTTTAGTTGTTCAATGATATTTCCTACTAGAGGTGAATCTGTTTATATAGACGTCATACAGCCTATTACTGTTTTGAATAGACTACTTAAAAGTATGAATGGTAGGAATGACGGTATTCACGGTACAATAGCGTATGGCGTTGATGAAAGGTTAGATAGTTGTGTGATATTGGCTGCTGAGAGTATCCGGGGGATCCCTCAAGCCAAACTTTATACTTCATATACCAAGTTCAAAGATTGGATGGAGGCTGTTTTCGGCTTTGTTCCTGTCATTAATGGGAATACTGTATCTTTCATACATCGTAGTGATTTGTTCAAGGATAATAATGTAAGGGACTTTGGAGGTGATTTTTCTGATTTTGAATATAAGGTGAAAGAGTCGAGAATCTACTCACGCGTTAGGGTGGGATATGACAAGCAGGATTACGAAAGTATCAACGGACGTGATGAGTTTCGTTTTACGACTGAATATACTACTGGTGTGGATATAACTGATAATGTGCTTGAGCTGATCAGCCCTTATCGTGCAGATGCCTATGGAATTGAGTTCTTGTCTCAGAAAAGGGGGAGTGATACAACGGACAATGAAAGTGACAATGACGTTTTTTTTGTCGGGGCGGACACTACATTCCCAAACGAAGGCGGAGTAATCTATAAAGATTACCAAATTATTAGAAACGGATGGGGGATAAGTGGAGTTCTTTACTCTGAATCAATGTTTAATACAATGTATTGGCAGGGTGAGATGCTTAAAGCGAACGCTGGTTATATCGGGATGTTTACTGACAGATTGCGATATTCTTCTTCAGATGGAAACAGTGAGGTTGCTGTTAATGGTGTGGGAATGAAAGATGACTTTATTGTGAGTGAACGTATAGTTACTTGTGGAGATGTTTCTTTCAAAACTTATGATGAGAATGTGCCTCAAATGGATGATAGGACTATTAAAATTTTAAAAGACGGTTTGGTATATGAAGGATATATTAAAGAGGTGAGTAGTGTAATTGAGAGAAATGAGGGAGTGAAGTATGAATTATTTGTCCGTTCAATATCAAAAGCTTAGAATATGATTATAAGTCCATTTACACCACTGTTTTTTTCTCCGTCTACCGATAAATTTGGTGCGAAAAGCAAATATGTGCAGTTATTTGCCCGTACAGATCACATTTTTATTGAACTGATTTCCACTCCGGAAGAACAGGAGCCTATTGTTTGCATTAATAACGTTATAGATGATACGTCTACGCCTATAACATTAAGTTCATGGCAAATGAATGAGGATAAGGTTCTTTATTTCTATACGGTTTCATTACTTCCATGTGGGTATTATAATATTGTTATAAACGGTAATACGAGCGATATTTTCAAAGTTACAGATGATGAATGCCAGCTTTCCGAGACTACCCTTATACAATATTCCATGAAGGATAACAAGCAACGGCTTGATGCAATTTGGTGGATAGACGGGATGCAATATTTCTTCGATTTTCGTGTACCTGGTGGTTTTAAAGATAATGGTTGGACATTTGGCGTAGACAATGAACAATTTGTGACCTCAGATGAGGATATTGTCGAGTTGTTCAGCCATGAATATACAACAATGCTGTTTACTCTTGGAAACTCTATGGGATGTCCTGTGTGGTTTGCCGAGTTGCTGAACAGAGTTCTATGCTGTAATTATGTCTATTTTGACTCGGTTCGTTATGCAAGAAAAGAAGGTAATGTTCCAGAGCTCAACCAGCAGATAGATGGATTAAAGAGTTTCGTATTTAATCAGATGTTACAGAAAGTCAGAACGATGAATCCTATACTGGAATGGAATAATCAGGTATCCATAAGAAGAATTCAGAATGATACTTATAGGAAAGTTGCTAATGATGAAAAATTGAGAGCTATTAAGCAAGGTGGTGAAACTGTAGATAATATAGGTGTAATTACTGGTAAACTTTATTTGCGTTATCAAGTAATAATGACTAGCCTATTTACTTCCTATAATTATTATGCTAGAATAATATTAGATGTACCAGCAAAGGGGGATGTGGTATTTGATGTACCATTTGTTGAAACAGTAGATGGTAATACCATTCGGAGTATTGAGAAAATGTCTGTTATAAATGGAGGGTATTCCGATGATCAGAATTTCAGCAGCAAAAGAGAGAGTTATCAAGTAGATATACAAGCTAGTGAAGCTCTTAAATTTACTACAAGTGGAGATGACAAAACTTATTATGAGGTGACTTGGAATGGGGAATTTATTGATGATTTTCCCATTGCTCCTGATGGACTCCAATCCTAAAGTTTGAACTGTATCATAAGAAATAAAATAATGAATGGTGTTGAATTTTAAATAAATGGAAGATATGACAGAATCGGAAAAACAACAAATTGTCAGCCTTGTATTACAATCCTTGAAGACGAATAGTCTTACAATTGAACAGTTGACTGATACAACTGAGTTGGTAAGAGACATGTATGTAGAAGTCAGTGGAAGCCGGAAAGTTTCTATTGAATTGCTTGTAAATAGTATTGCCACAATGGTCAATGGCGATTTTGATGAATTGGTTAGGAATGTAAATAAGATAGCCAAGGATTTGAAAGATGGAGATGATGAGTTATTGAAACGGATTACGGGGACTTCGGAGAAATCAGTTCCTTTAACTGATCCGTTCAAAAATATTGGAACATTTACAACGATTAATGGCTTTAATGATAAATTGAATCTCATGTATTCGGGTGATTCCTCTATTGGTAATTATAGGGGAGTACTGGCTGTTGAAGCTTCCAAGATACCTGTAAATATACAAGTGGAACGGATTAATTTGAATAAGGTAGTTCAATCGTTTACGTCGTGCATACAATTAAAAACAATGCAGGATGGAGCGGATACACTTTATTTGGGTACAGTTTGTACTATTTCGCGTATGGGTAACGTCTCCGGAGGAAATGTTACGTGGGATGAATGGACTACTGAGGTTGAGTCTCTTAAAGGGAGTTCTTCCGGTATTGCGCCTCTTGATGAGAATAAGAAAGTCCCATATGCTAATTTACCGATCGGAGAAGAAGAAAATGAACTATTTCCCGGTAATCGTGGCAAGGATTTGGAAACTAAAGTTGAAAATCTTCCGGATAGTATGGTAGATCCTGATTCTATCACGATTACCCCTTTGGAATCAACTGTTGACATTGAATACAGGACAAAATCAAAGGACGGTAAGATAACTGATGGGAAAAAAACAATTCCTGCTGCCACAGAACAGAAAGCCGGTGTAATGACTGCCGAGGATAAGAAGATTCTAAACAAAGTAAAAGATGGTGGTGGCTCTGGTAGCGGTTTTTATGACGTCACCAGGCTCCATCCTTTGGAAGAAGGCTATTACACTCTTTCCAGTGCGGTTCCTGCACTTAAGGATGCTGAAATTGCCGATAATAAGAAGGCCGGCCTAATCATCACCTTCGAGGTCTCTTCCGGCAAATGGGAGGATTACCGTTATGCCGGTACCACCCTTTCCACTTTTTTAAATCCTGCCAGTTGGGAGCGTCACGGTGGCGGTGATTCCGTTAAAGGCATTACGGTGAACGGTGTCGGTCAGCCCAAGGACGGTGACGGCAATGTCAACCTTCAAATTGACAAGGTTGAGGTTGATGAGACTCTTGACCCTGATTCCACTAACCCCGTCCAGAATGCCGCGATAGCCGCCCGGCTGGCAGAACTGGAAGCCAGCACGGTTTTCAGCCTTGATTCCGAAGTTGACGAGGAAGCCAATACCGTAACCTTGTCCCTAAGGAACAAGTCTGGTGCCGAGATTGCCAGCACTGAATTTACCGGCGGTACCGGCGGTGGCGGTGAAAGCGGTAACGCCACCAAGATCATTCTTACATCCGGTGTCGACCATTCCATAATCAAGGAGGGTGACGGCGCTATTCTGACCTGGTTCTATGACCACCAGTACTCTTCCGGTGATGACAAGGGTGTGACTACCGGGCAGAAGGCGACCGTTGTCATTCAGGCCAAGCGCGGTTCCCAGACCGTCTATTCTGAAACCATCCATGACGTGTCCAGCGGCATTTATACCCTTGACCTGGGCAAGTATCTTATGCTCGGGACCACTGACATACTTGTGAAAGCCAGCACGACCGATCCGGAAACGGGCAAGACACAGACCAAACAGTCCTTTACGAGTGTCAAGGTTGTCACCCTTTCCCTGACTTCGGGCTATAACTTGTCTTCCGGCATGTCCGGCTATGGCGGTTCTGACATAATCGCCATCCCTTATACCCTTTCCGGTACCGGTGAGAAGGTTGTCACCCTGTATGTTGACGGTGTGCAGACGGATACGGTTACCGTTACTAGGTCCGGAACTACCAACGGCAACTTTATTATTCCCTCCGGTCTTTCCACCGGGCGGCATACCGTCCAGATGGTCGCTGAAATGGAGCAGGAGAACCTGACCATCCGTTCCGAAAGTATTTACCTGGACATCAACAAGGGCGTTCCCAACGCTCCCTTCGTCGGCACGAAACTCATTTTTTCGGACGGTCGCATCTTTACCGATGATCATCTGTCGCCTACGTTGGAGGTGGGGCAGTATGAGAAGCTTTCCTTTGATTTTGTGGTCTATGACCGTGAGAAGACTCCGACCGATCTTACAGTTTTTATCAACGGTGTGCAGACACAGTCTGTCAGTGTTCCCCGTAAGACGCAGGTGTATACGAACCGCTTTACCGAACAGGGTACATATGAGATCGAATTCCGGAGCGGTTCTACCGTCTACCCCTTCCATGTTGAAGTGATCAAATCCCGCATTGATATTGCTGAGGTCACTTCCGGCCTGCTGCTGAAACTGACCGCTTCCGGTCGCAGTAATTCAGAAGAGAATCCTGATACCTGGACGTACGGTGACATCACTACCAAGTTCGACGGTTTCAACTGGAGCTGGACCGGTGACTCTTTGAAACTGACAAACGGTGCTTCTATCGACATCGGATACCAGCCTTTCAAGACTGACGCCTTCAATAACGGCGGCACCTATGAAATAGAACTCGAATGCTCGAATGTAACCGACCGCAAGGGCATTATCCTTGAATGTATGAATGGCGGTGTCGGCTTTCAGATGTCTACGAACGAAGCGCGTATCTGTTCATCCGGGGGTACCGAGGTAAGCACCAAGTTCGCCAGTGACATGAACCTCAAGATTGCTTTTGTCATCGGTAAGAAGTCCGGTCATCGGCTGATGGAACTTTATGTCAACGGTAGCCGGTGCGGTTGCGTGCAATATGCTCCAACCGAGTCTCTTATTCAGGATACCCCAGCCAATATCCGTATCAGCAGTGATGCCGCGGATGTTGAGGTCAGGAGCCTTCGTGTCTATGACCGTGGGCTGACTGATGAAGAGGAATTCTCCAATTACGTCGTTGACCGTTCAACCTCTGACGAAATGGTCATTCTCTTTGAAAATAACGACGTTCTGAATGAGGAAGGTACCGATGTTGACATCGACAAGCTTCGTGCCAAGGGGAAGGCGGTAATGCGTATCGTGGGTGATGTAAACCTTGTCAATGCCACGAATAACAAGAAGTTCGAAGTTCCGGTTGATATTTATTTCTATTCGCCCTATGGCAAGGAATATGATTTCTATATCAAGGGAGCGGGCCTTCGCATTCAGGGAACTTCTTCCACGACATATCCCCGGAAGAACTATCGCCTATATTTCAGCCGTTCCGACAAATATAATACCGAGTTCTATATCAACGGTGTTCTCCAGCAGGATGCCGACGGCAACAACATATTCCTGTACTCGTTCAAACCGGGTGCCCGTCCTATTGATATTTTCTGCCTTAAAGCCGACTTTTCGGATTCTTCATCAACTCAGAATACGGGCGGTGTCCGTATCGTTAACGACATATGGAAACAATGCGGCTGGCTCACTCCACCACAGGCCGCCTATAAAGGCGAGTACGATGTCCGTATCGGTGTTGACGGCTTCCCTATGGATTTATTCTGCGCTCAAGAAGATGGCGGTGCGAATACCTACTTCGGCAAGTATAATTTCAATAACGAGAAATCCGACAGCGGTATCATTTATGGCTTTGAAGGCATAGAAGGTTTCAATGACACTGCCACCCTTAACGGTCAGCGTAACAAATGTATCTGTCTTGAGTTCCTGAACAACTCCCATCCTTTATGTCTTTTTGGTACTTCCAATATCACCGAAGAAGAATTTTCCGAGGGCCTTGAGTTCCGTTTTAAACCGGACCAGACCTGGGCGACTGCCGATGCGGAAGACAAAGCCGCCGTCCAACGGTTGTGGAGTTGGATTGACAGTTGTAAAGGCAATCATGTCAAGTTTCTGAATGAATACACGCAATATTTTGGTAATGACAGTCCGTTTGCTTGGTATCTGATAACCGACTATTTCCTAGGCGTTGATAATCGAGCCAAGAATATGATGCTTGCGACTTGGGACGGTCTTGTCTGGTACTTCCTGCCTTACGATATGGATACCATTCTTGGCAGTCGTAACGATTCAGTCCTCAAATACGACTATACTACAACCTGGGATACAATGGATGAGAGTATTGGCAGTTATGCTTTTGCCGGCCATGACTCTGTATTGTGGGACCTTGTTCGTAGTTGTCCTGACAAACTTCGTGAGGTCGCTGAAAAACTTCGTAGCACAATGAGTCTTGAATATGTGCTTAAGGTTTTCAATGAGGAAATGATGGGCAACTGGTGCGAGCGGATTTATAATAAGGACGGTGAGTTCAAGTATATCAAGCCTCTGACCGAGGGAGTCACTACCGGTGAGGGTACCAGCTTCTATAATTATCTTTATGCCCTGCAAGGCAACCGCTACGCCCACCGTACCTATACCATCAGGAACCGTTTTGCCCTTCTTGACAGCCAGTACGTTTGCGGTACTTACCGCAAGGACAGCTTCGCTGCCTATTTCGGCTATCGGTTCGGCAGTGACAACCGTCAGGTCAGGATCAAGTCCAGCGAGCGTTATTATTTCGGTTACGGCTATACCAGCGGAACCCCTCATCAGAGTGCGGTTCTTGCCGAAGACGCGGGTTCTCCTGTCGAGCTTACTCTTGACACCGACCTTATCGTGAACGATCCCCAATACTTCTACGGCGCCAGCCGTATCCTTGAACTTGACCTGACTGACGTGAGCCATGCCATTTTGCAGACGCTGAACCTGAACAACTGCACCTCGCTCCGTAACCTTGATATCAGTTGTGCCGATACTCAAAGCACGCTGAACGGCTTGCTTGTAAACAACTGCCGCCATTTGCGTACGCTGAACATGTCCGGGCTCAAATCATCCGGCTTTACCGGTATTGACTTGTCCGGCAACACGAAGCTTGAAACGTTCAATGCCGGTAATACCTCCTTGACCGGCGTCACCTTCGCCGAGGGCTCCCCGTTATCCTCGGTAGTGCTTCCCTCCACCTTGCAGACACTTGACTTCCGTTACCTGAACCGACTTTCAAATGCCGGTCTGCTTCTTGAGGGTACCGATAACATCATCCGTCTTGTAGTTGATAGTTGCGCACTTGTCGATTGGCAGTCCCTGTTACGGCTGTGTCCCAATGTCCGCTACCTCCGTATTACGGGTATCGTGATGGAGGGTGACGGCACGTTCCTCCGTAACTTCATGGAAATGGGCGGTGTTGATGAGAACGGTGGCAACGTAACCACTTGCCGCCTTGTAGGTACTTATAAACTCAGTTCGTATATGCCTGATGATGAGTACGCCGCTATTTGCGCTCATTTCCCGGAAATGACTATCACCCAGCCTGAATATACGATTGTAGAATTTGACGATAGCATCTCTGATGAGTATAATATCAGCAACCTTGACAACCGTACCGGCAACAAGTTTAAAAACGCGTATGTCCCTTCGGCGCACGTCCTTTCCATCCAGAAAGCTCGTCACCGTGTCTTGAGCAAGCGTACGGGTGATGCTGTCTCCACTGTGTTCCCCTTGCATGATTCCGACTCCAACTATTATTCCGATGCGGAGTCACTTCGTAACGCCAGCCCCGCCAGGCTTGATGGCAGTGAGGGTGACGTGATGATGTTCGAACCGCATTACTGGTATAAGGGTGTCAATGATGTCCTTAACAGTAAGAAGTACGCCTGCTTCTCTTTTAACCGTACCCGTCCTTCCGTCCCTGATTGCACCATTCTGACCTACGATGATATTCCCGATGTTCGTGACGGCTATAAACTCTCCATTGCCGCCGCTAGCATCCGTGAGGGTTTGAAAGCCGACGTTAACTATCAGGTTCTGCGTATCAGTGTTGACGGTTATAAACGTGTCCGTTATCCTTCCGCTATGGGTACCGGTCTTATCGGCGCTTTCTTTGTCGATTCGGAGGAAACGCCGGTCAAAGAAGTTGTCGCCGAAGGTACCTTGGGCTTTGTCGACGGTATGTATGTTATCTGCGACATCCCGTCAGAAGCCAAGTCGTTGTATTTCACAATCAGCAAGAACGTCGATTTTGATCCCGTAGTGTTATCCAACAGTGATAAGATTGAGGACATGGAACCTGATTGGGTTGAGCATGGCGAGTGTCTTGTGGGTGTCCATGAGGCTTCCTTTCTCGGCTCCAAGATTGTTTCCATCGCTTCCAATACTTATTCCGTCGGCAATATCAGCCAAGGCGAGTTCTCTTACTCCGCTTCCCGTCGGGGAATGCAGCTGATTGACTGGGATATGCACAAGGATATCGCCAACCTTTTCTACGCTTTTTACGGTCGCCGTGATTCTCAGGACCAGTGCGGTTACGGTTCTAATACTTATACCCGTATAATCGGTGAGACTTCGAAGCTCGGTATGCGTGACACTATCAACCAGAATCATGCCACTACTGGCGCTTGGTATGTTGAAAGTGACGAATGGGGTATTGAGACGGTAAAGACCATCGGCTGTAACAACTGTATGGGTTACGAGAACCTTTTCGGTGGTAAATATGAATATCTTGATAAGGTTAGCCTTCCCAATGATCCTGTGAGTGAACAGTACAAGCTTTATATAGAATCTCCTTCGGGCACTGTCCGTAAAATTAAGACTTCCTCTGTCGGTGGCTATATGATCAAAGTCTACCATCAGAAGTATATGGACATCGCCAGTGTCTCCAGCGCTACCGGTACCTCTACGACTTACTACTGTGATGAGTTTGTTCCTAGCAGCTCAAAGTCCCGTGTGGTTCTCCGGTCGAACTACAACGCGTACGCTCCAGGCGGTGTGTCGAGCGCCGATTGCGGCTACGATTCCTCGTATGCGCACGTGAGCTACGGTTCCCGGCTAGCCTTCCGCGGTCAAATCGTTGTCGCGGGTAGTGTTGAAGCGTTCAAAGCGCTGGACGAAATAGCGTAATCTTAAACGGGAGCGAAGCGACAAAGCGTCAGAGCGTCTAGTCGTTCCCGGATTCTTTCCCGCCTTTGCGCGAGCTTGAATCCGGGCGTAAGCCCGGTCTTTTTTTTAATTAATTTGTTTAAACGTGTTTTCTGTATGTTAAATTTGTTACTTTTGCTTCCCGAAAGGTGGATTCCCCCATGATCCCGTGTGGTTCTCCGGTCGAACAACAACGCGAACGCTCAAGGCGGTGTGTCGAACGCCAATTGCGGCAACGATTCCTCGAATGCGAACGTGAACAACGGTTCCCGGCTAGGTTACAATTTAAAGAATTTGGACGTTAAGTGCCTGAATGACATTAATCGGCGTACGGTGTCGGGTACGTGTTACCCATGATTGAGCCGAGGGGGATGAGCCTCAGTAACAGCAGCTCCGGCTGGAAAACTGGAACATACATCGTCGGGTAGAGTTTGGTAGGTCAGCAATGATTCGAAGAAGTCGGGCCCGGAAAATTGAAGGCAAAAAATGCGTAGAGAAGGTTATATTATCGATGAAATAGTTGCTCGTCCTAACATGGAAGAGTCTTTTTGGACGGTTTTGCGTGGAGATAAACGTAAACGTAGCCGTTCTGGCAAATACCTTATCGCGCATAAGGATGAGATCATTGACGAGCTGATAGAAAAGATTCGCAATGGGCTTTTCCAAGTAAACCGGTTTTTTGAGATAGAAGCCGAAGAGGGTGGAAAAATGCGTCGCATCCAGATCTTTTCCCTAAAAGACAGAATCGGTGTTCATGCCATTATGAAAGTCGTAGACATGCATCTGAAGAAACGCTTTATCCGTACTTCGGCCGCTTCCATCAAGGGACGCGGCACACATGACTTATTATGTCTGGTACGTAGTGCCATCAGTGATGATCCTGCGGGAACAAGGCATGTCTATACTTTCGACATCCGGAAGTTTTATGAGAGCGTTGACCATGACTTTATGAATTACTGTGTAAGCAGGGTCTTTAAGGATAATACGCTCATACGTATTCTAACCGGTTTCGTCAATGTCATGAAACGTGGCATCAGCATCGGTCTGAGGAGTTCTCAGGGGCTGGGCAATCTTTTGTTGTCCATCTTTATTGACCATGTCCTGAAAGACAGGGAAGGTGTGAGGCATTACTTCCGTTACTGTGACGACGGCCGTATTCTTGACGGCAGCAAGAAGTTTCTTTGGAAGATGCGTGATGTTGTGTGTCACCAGGCATCCAGAATAAACCTTGAGATAAAAAAGATTGAGCGTGTTTCTCCCGTCAGGGACGGCATTGATTTCTTAGGTTATGTTATCTACCCGGACCATACCCGTGTCCGCAAGCGTAACAAGCAGAACTTTGCCCGCAAGATCCGTAAGGTTAAGAGCCGTCGCCGCCGGAAGGAACTCATCGCTTCCTTTTACGGACTTGTTAAACATGCTGATTGCAAGAATCTATTTTATAAATTAACAGGCATAAAAATGAAAAGTTTCAAGGACTTAAACGTCACTTACAAACCGGAAGACGGCAAAAAACGTTTTCCCGGTACGGTTGTATCTATCCGGGAGCTTGTGAACCTCCCTATCATAGTCAAGGATTTCGAGACAGGCATCAAGACCGAGCAGGGTGATGACCGCTGTATTGTTTCGATCGAGCAGAACGGTGAAATGAAGAAGTTCTTCACTAACAGCGAGGAAATGAAAAATATTCTTCTGCAAATCAAGGAACTGCCGGACGGTTTTCCGTTCGAGACCACCATCAAGGCGGAGATGTTCGGCAAAGGTCGAACCAAGTATGTATTCAGCTAATATGAGAAAAGTAGAAGGCAGTGCCGGTGTGCAACTCTTGGAGTGCATCAATCCGGCCAAGAACAAGTGGCGCGTCCGTTGGGACGTGCGTGAATCAGGCGACAGCCGTGTTACCTATATGGAGCATGACTTCGACCATAAACCCTCTCCTGATGAGGTGAAAGGGCTTGTCCTTTCCTGGTATAATGCCGCTATTGACAAGGAGATCCTTTCCGGATTCGTATGGAACGGTATGCGTGTATGGCTTTCCAGCGAGAACCAGTTCAACTACAAGGCGTCCTATGACCTTGCCGTCCAGTCCGGAAAAAACCTTCCTGTGACGTTCAAGTTCGGCAGTGACGAAGAGCCGGTTTATCATGAGTTTACCGGCTTGGAAGAACTTTCGGACTTCTATACGAGGGCTATGAAGCATATCCAAGATACATTGGCTTCCGGGTGGAAGCGGAAAGACGCTTTTGATTCGGGGTTGTACCTGTAATCCTTTCGGGGGCGGGAAGGTAAAAAGCCCCCGGCCTGTTAAAGAGTAACGCCAATCACCTATTAACAAAGTACGCCGAGACGCACGACCGGGGGCATAAGCCCTCATCGCGTTTCGGCTTTTTTATTAATAAGTGATTGGCGGTGCAAATATACGGAATAAATACAAGGTAGTCGAAATATAACTGCCTTTTTTGTTTTTATACAAAAAAAAGGTGGTTTTATAAGCTCTTAATAAATAGAACTTTAGCTCTAATCTTGTATTCAAGAATTTCATGTTTTGTTGAATGGGCTATTATACTCAATACATTTGCCTTATACTGAGTATTAATTAATAACTAAACATTTATGAATATGGGTATAAGGATTTTGTATGATTGGCTTTTCCAATCTAACCGGCCGACACACGTAAAGGCTGGTATGTTCGTTTTTCTTGTGATGTTTGCTTTCTGTTTTCTTCCGTTAGGTATCCCTTTAGACAAATCGGCTATTGTTGCTTTGGTAACGACAGTTATTGCCGCGATAGTGGTTGAGTATATTCAGAAAAGATGTGGTTTTGTCTTTGATTGGCTTGACGCGCTAGCTACTGTCTTGTTACCGGGACTGATTGCTGTATTTACAATATCCATGACTTCAATTTTATAAGGTTATGAAATGGTTATATGAGCTATTTAATGTAGATCAAATTCGAATTATATTCGTTTCGATGTTAAGCTCCCTTTTTGCATATCTGACACCGACCAAAGGTTTCCTTATAGCATTAGTAGTAATGTTTGGTTTTAATATTTGGTGTGGGATGAGAGCTGATGGCGTTTCTATTGTCTGTTGTAGAAACTTCAAATGGAGTAAGTTTAAGAACGCCTTGGTCGAGCTTCTTCTTTATCTTGTAATCATAGAGGTTGTTTTTGCATTTATGACTTTGATAGGTGACGGAGAAAACTCATTGTTGGTTATTAAAACTATTACGTATGTATTCTCTTATGTGTATCTTCAAAATGCGTTCAAAAATTTGATTATTGCTTATCCTAAAAACAAGGGATTCCGTATTATCTATCATGTGATACGCTTTGAATTTAAACGAGCTACACCTGCACACGTGCAGAGTATTATTGACAGAATTGAAGGAGAATTAGACAAGGAGGAAAAGATATGAAAACTATTGATTCAATTATCATCCATTGTTCGGCAACGAAAGCCGGGCAGGATTTGCGTGCAAAAGATATTGACTTGATGCACAAACAGCGCGGTTTTAACCAAATCGGTTACAACTTTGTAATTGACTTAGATGGTACCGTAGAAAACGGTCGGTCATTATCCATTGACGGAGCACATTGTAACACGAAAGGGTTTTCCGGTATTAGTTATAATAAACACAGTATCGGTATCTGCTACATCGGTGGACTTGATGCGAACGGAAAGGCAAAGGACACCCGGACTGATGCACAAAAGAACGCATTGCGTGACCTTGTAGCAAAACTCTGTAAGGAGTATCCTATCATTGAATTGTTAGGGCATCGGGATACATCACCTGATCTCGACGGTAGCGGCGAGGTAGAACCTGTTGAATATATCAAAGCGTGTCCTTGTTTTGATGTGAGGAGTGAGTTTAGTAATTTTTTACGTAATGTAGTTGTAAGGCCATGAAAGATTTAGCTAAGATGTGCCTAACGGCTATAATTAGTCTGCTGGCTGTAATAGTCTGTTGTCTTGTATGTTCTTCTTGCCAGGCGTCTCGGAACATTGAGACTCAAAAGCAGATTGACTACTCTGATGATTTTAATCGCATTCAAAGTGTTATTCAATCACTGCGAGCGGATGTTAGTAGGCAAACGAAGATAACAAATGACCGGCTAAGTAATCTAAAGTTGGAAAATAAAACTGTTTATTTGTCTGCTCCTGATTCTGTCGGAAAACAACACGTAGTGAAGGAAAGTACTACTACTGCATCCAAACAAGAACAGGAAAGAACAGAAGTTGATGAAACGGTATCTGTTACCCTACAACATCTCTCTAACATGTTAGATACATTGAGTAATAAGGTTGATGCTATATTAAATCAGAAGGAAAATATAGTAGAACTTTCGTGGTGGGATTTGCATAAAGATAATGTGTATTGCTGTATTATAGGTTTGCTAATTGTAAGTTGGCTGTGGGATAAATTGAGAAAGAAATATCCATTTCATTGAAAATACATTTTTCAGATAAAATTATATAGCAAAGAATACAATATTTGGGAAATAATATATATATTTGTCACCGTATAAACAAGTGCCTTCGTGCCGGAATACAAAGAAAATGTGTTCCGGCATATTTTTTGCTCGGAATACAAATGTTTAATTTTAAAAATTATTCGTATGGAACATGACAATTACAGGATTACTGGCTTTGGAGCGATAAGCCAAGAAGATGCCAGGGAACTTGAAAGGCAGCAAGCCGAGTTACTTAAAGATGAGTTGAAATCTTTATCTTCTTCGGATGATAAACAAAGAATTTCAGCTATAGAAGAAAGATTAAAAGCTATTCAAAAATTAGCTGAAAACTATTAG